TGAATGAAGCACTGCGCTGTGCTACGCGGAACGAGCGACCGTCATTTCTTTTTCATTGATCAAACAAAAAGAGGAGGATTTTCCCCCATGAAGAAGTGGTATTTTTACGACTGCATTTTTTCACCCGCTGCAATCCCTTGATAATGCTTGATTGCAGCGCAATCAGCCGAAATGCGCAATCCCCAAATTCGCAATTTTGACTCTCTTTCCGTCGCACGAAGTAGTCAAAACGGGGGTCAAAAAAAGCCCCTCCATGCAGTGCTGTGCATGAGGGGATGAAAGAAAGGAAGATACCGGTATATACTTGTAAAAAAAAAGAATCACCCGGCACGACTACCGCACGCTATGCGTGCTGGTGAATCACCCTCGTGTACTCCGGCGAGATTCTTACTATTATTATAAACGTTTCTGTGCATCTTGTCAAGCGTTTTTCTGCGAGATAATCTGCGCCCACTTCTTTGCATCCTGTACACGCTTTCGTTCCTCCGGCGTGTTGACGCTGATGGAATGCAGCGCCGTCTCCACCTGCTGGATGGTTGGCACTGTGTCCAAGTCCGCGCTGTGCGTCATGAGGACAACCGCATCCCGGCGCTTCTTGTCATCGGCGGATTCCTGCACACTCTGTGCATCGGCTTTTGGGGCTGACCGCGCGGCGAGGTACTCACGCACTGTAATCAGCGCTGCCAAATCGCGGATGTTCTGCGGATTGTTGCCCTCCTCGATTGCCTTCTCAATCTGCCCATCAATCCACGTCAGCGTAACCACGCAGCCAGCCCCTTTCCGTTATGCTTCTTTCAGTTCTTCCAGCGCCCGCCGAATCACGTCACGCTTCCCCGGCTCGATGGTACGCATCAGCTCTTCCAACTCGTCCATCAGGCGCTTGTCCGTGCCGTCGTGGCGGCTGTACCGCCCGCGCATATCGCGCCCACGGCGGCTGTATCGGTCATCGCGGTACATACCGTCATAGCTGCCCCGCGCTTCCCAGTCGCCGTTATTGCTGTACCCGTCCGCTTCCAGCATCTCAATCTTGTCGATGTTTTTGATGGTGTCCGTCAGCTTGTGGACGGCTTCGAGGTCGCCAGCAGACATGTCCTGCTTCTCCGCAATCTCTTGCAGCTCTTCACAGAGTTTTTCTTTGAGTTCACGCAGATACTTCATCGCGTTTCTCCTTTCCTCACGCAACGCGTGTGACAATCAGGTTGGCATTCTGCACGTCGATATCCACGCCAGCGGTATTCTTGACGCTGATGGTTGTGCAGCACCCCGCCGGAACATCAACAAAGGTATCGACGCTGACGTTCTGGTACTGCGCCGCCGCCGCAGGGGTGACGATGGCGGTAGAAGCCGGAAGCACCTCACCCGCGATTGCAAGCGCAACAGAGATAGCTCCGGCAGTGCCGCCCGTCGGAATGGCGATATTGCCGCCGAAATTGACGCGGAAACGTGCGCGGCACTGTCCGTTGGTGATGCCTCGCAGCGTCACGATGCCAGAACCCTCACGATGGACGATGCACCGCGTTGCGCAGACGGGCGTGTCTGTAAAAAGGACGTTGTTGCCATTGGCGACGGTTTGAGCCGCCGCCGCAGTATATTCAGCCATGTTTTTTCTCCTCTCAGCGGCAGGGCGCGAATCAATCAACGCCCCGCCGCTTTTTCAGTTGCCGTTATCGGCTCATCCTGCACAGGCAGCAGGAAGCTGTCTGGATCTTAACCAGCGCAATACTGCGCCTGATTGCAACAGAACGGATTGGCTACCGTGTACGCCGGAACAGGGCAAGGACGAATCGTATTCACCAGATACTGGTTCTGTGCTGCCTGAGACGCGGCAAGCTGCAAGCCGAAAATCTGCTGGTTCTGCGCCGCAATCTTTTCGTCCTTCGCCTCGATGCGCTGTGCCGTCAGTGCGTCAATCACGGCGCGGGCGTTAGCGTTGGCGTTGTCCAAAATGTCGCGAACGCCGCTCTGGATGGTGTTGCGAGTGTCGCAAGCCTGAGTGGCAAGGTTGTAGTTCACGCCCTGAATCGCCGTCTGCGTCTTGCAGCAGCAATCCGCCGCCTGTGCCTGCATCGCGTTAAGCTGCTGCATGAGCGCGGTTTGCTGATTGGCGCGCGAGAGTTCCGCCTGAGCGAAGCCGTTAGCCATCTGCATCTGTACGCCATTGGTGAGCTGCGCCTGTGCATAGAATCCATCACACAAGCCGCTGTTCACGTTGTCGATTTTCCGCTCGATATTGGCGAAGTCGGAGGTGAGGACGTAACCGTCCATGACAGAACCCTGTCCACCGTTGCGATTGCCAAAGCCGCCCCATCCGTTATTGCCCCAGCCGCAGAAAACGAAGAGGAAAAGGATGATAATCCAGTATGCGCCATTGCCACCGAAGAAGCCGTCGCCGTTCTGGTTGCTGTTTCTGCCGGAAAGCAGAGCCACGTCAGAAGCGGAGAGTTCCGAAGTCATGCTCATTGTTTTTCTCCTTTCGGAATTTTAAAGTATATGCTAAATTGTTGCGCAACAATGATAGCCAAAGTTAAGAACCGAGGAACGCTTGAAACATTTGTGCCGCCTGTTGAAGCTGGTTAAGCTGGTTTTGCGAGATTTTCCCGGATGCAATCAGTTTGCGAACCTCTTGTTCTGGGTCGCCTTGAAACGTCGCTCGGAACTGCTGAAACTGCTGCATCATCTGCTGGAAATTTCCCAGCGCTCCGGGCATCTGCCCGCCACCAAGTGCATTAAACAGTGGGTTCATCCTGCGTTACCCCCTTCTTCTTGCGCCCTTCCAGCGCTTCAAGGCGCTTTGTAAGCGTGTTGAGTTCGTCCCGCGTCACATACTCCGGCGCGTCCTGCGCGCTGCTGGATGGCTTTACGGATGCGTTGCGCTCCGTGTAGTCAAACGTGCGCATAGACGGCATTCCCGCCGCGTCCGCTGACTTGATGTAAAACGTCTGCTTCTCGCTATCCATCAAGAGAACACTTGAACCGTTGGCGACAAGGTAGCTCTTTGCTCCGGCTTCACCCTGCACCCAAATCAGTCCGTTGCTCGACGGCTGCGCTTGCGGCGCTTGCTGCTGCATCATCGGCTGCTGTGCTGCTCGAAGCTGCGCAAGCTGGTCGGGCATTGCCGTCTGCTGCGCGTTATAATACGGAATCTGTGGATAATATTGTGGATAACCATACGCCATACATCAATCCTCCCCCTTCCAGTAGTACGCTGGTATTTCCGCGCCGCTATCCCATGCGTCGTACCAGTCACCGTCTACGGCACACACAACGTGGTCGCCGATACCGAGGACGTAGACCCCGCGCGGATGGTCACGGCAGAAGTCCGCGACGGTGTAGCAGATTGGACAAGTATCCGGCAGGGCGTGGCGCGTGAATCCGCGCTCATGCAAGTACCGTCCCCAAACGTGATTGGCGTTAGGCATATCTCCGCAGTCATAACCCAGCGCACAGAGAGCCGCATAGGTGCTGCCCCACGTCTCCCCTGCCGCTTTTGATGCTGCACGGACAGCGCAATCCCCGACGCGCAAGCCGCGCGGATTAGGGTTGTAGTGGATATACACCGCACCACCTCCTACTGATTATAGTATAGGCGATTCGGACGGTGGGGAGATGCAGACAAAGCGCTGGAAAGATGCAAAAAAACTTGCGAAAAATCTTAATGTGCGTTCCGTCATGGAAACGCAGGAGTTCCATGCGATGGCGGCAAAAGCAGCCGCGCGGAAAGCGGCATCCGCAAAAGCCGTCGAAACGAAACGCAAGAATGCCGAAGCCATTGCCGATGACCTCATTGCTTCCATCCACGTTACGCGCTGGGATATGCCCATTCTGGAAGAGGCGACGCTGAACGCAAAGCAAGAATGGTATTTGGAGCATGGCAATGTGGATATATTGTCCCCGAACACCGAGACGCTGGAACGCTGGATGGTTAATTTCATCCGCCATAACCTCTGCGAATATGATGACAAATTAATTAACCTTTTCGGGCTTGTCGGCAAGGAAGAGCTGTACCATCGCCTAAAAACCGAAACCCTTGCGAAAATCGCGGGGGTGTATCCGGAACTTGACGTTGAGTGCAAGCGTCAGGCGCAAGAATAGTGTACAACAAAAAAAAGACCGGGACATTACGTCCCGGCTTTCTTTATATTCCTTTTGGGTAAAATCTCGGAGTATTTCTGCGCCTCGTCGTACTTGTTTTTAAGCGTGTGTATAATATAGTCAATCTTGCGAATGCTCATATTGTACTGCATTGATTGCTTTGTGCGTGTCCAGCCTTTCGCCCGCGACCTGATAATCAGCTCTTCTTCATCGGACAAGCAGGCTTCATCCACAAAAGCATCTACAACCGCTTTTGTCCATACGACTTCGCGGCTCATGCGTTACTCCTTCGGTTTATCCTTGCCCTCCGCGACTGCCGCCGCGTCCGTCATGCCCTCGCCGATGATGTAGGCGATGACCGTAGCACCCGCCATGATGATGCTGCCGACCTGTGTTGCGGTTTCATCCGCCACGCCGAACGCCATAATCAGCATGGTCACAAAGGACACAACCGCCGCCCAGAACTTGCGGCTTGTCAGTTTACGCTTCAAATTCTCACTCATTTTGCATTTCCTCCCTTTAGGGCATTGCCCCTCAACCAATTATCAATTTCCCTGCTTGCCGCCGTCATTTCGTCGGCGTTGCCGTTGTGTAACTCATGCTCCAAAAGTGCCTGTACTCCGGCGCACGTTACCATCAGTCCGTCACGCAAGCCGCCGATGCGCTCTTCGTGCCCATCGAGGCGTCGCTTGTCTGTATCCAGCTTGCGATTGATGTCAGATACGCTGGATGCCAGCGCGTTTGTTGGCTGCTCCTGTCTCTTGCGTTCATCCCGCGCATTTTTTCGCGCGGTATAAAATGTATTGTATGCTCCCAGCAGAACGAGAATCACGCCCAGCGCCAGAATCAGTTTATCGGCGGTGATCTTCTCCATCTCAACCTACCCCGCCTTCCAGTGCTGTGACGCGTTCCTCCAGCTTTTCGATGCGTTCTGCAAGCTCAGAGACCGTGGGTGTTTCCGTTTTGGAAATACCCACATCGACAAACTCCTCCATCATGTAGCCCTGATTCGTCTCCGTCTCGACGTGAAGCCATCCGCCACTATTCCCGATGACGTTGACAGAAGTGCCGATTTTAACTTTTTCCAGTACCTTTGCGGATTTGCTCGGCTCTGCGCGAAGATTGACCGTGCTGCCGCTCTGCGCTGTCACACGTCCGACGCAAATAACATCGTTGCTATCATCCACCATTGGTGTATCCTCCTTGTATTCGACCTTTTTGAGGTATCCTGCACACGTCCACGATTTGACGGGTGAAGCGACGAAGCCTGTTGCGCTGCTCTGCGCATTGAGAACCTTGCCGTCCTCACCCATCAGCCCGATGTGGTAAAAATCCCTCAAATCGCTGTTGTAGTATTTTCCGCCCTGCTTGTAGCCAGACGGCAAGGCATACCGCGAATCACCCGGATTCCGGCACTTAAAAACAGCCATTCCGGGCTTTGCGGCAGAAATCGGGACAAGCTCAACAATTTCCGTCCGCGCAATTCGGTTGCTGCCGTGGTAGATGCTCTGCCCGTGCTGACGGTATGACCACACAAACGCGCCGGAGCAGTCAACGTTCCCCGCCTCCGCTGCACCAGCCGTATACTTCCAGTGCTCGGAAAGCATCCGCTGGAAGTCGCCCAGAATGGCGCATACTGCGATTTTGGGCATGATGACACCTCCTCAAACTTGGTACAAACTTGGTACTAACTTGCAACTAACTTGCTACCAATTGCAACTTAGATTGTTGCCGCGTCTTCCTTATTTTCCGACGCGTCCAGCGAATCATAGTACGCCTGCGCCAGCTTCTCAATTTCCGCGATGTCGTCCTCCGTCAGCAGCCCGTTGTCGAGGTGCGTGTACGCCTTATCGAGCCAAAACGCCACATCGCGTCCAGCGGAAATCTCGCGCTTAATCGCGCGGAGAGTCAAATCGTGCCGTGCCTTACTACTAATAGCCATAAAGATACCTCCTTAATTTTGCGTCATGGACGCAACCGCATCCTCAAGATTTTTGATTACAATGGTCACGTCGCGCTGATACGTTGCCGTCGCGCCAGCGCCGCCGCTCACGCTGATGACGGTCGTCGGGGCGTAGGTGGTCAGCGCCTTGTACGCGCTGATTTCAGCGGCGGAAAGAGCGGTTTCGACGGGTTCTGCAAGCGATGTCCAAACATATACCTCGTTTGCATCGAGGAATGCCTTGAAGTCATCAAGCGTCGTTGTCCCTTTTTCGGCGTATGCAAAGCCGATAAGGTAATTCAGGTTGGTCATGGCGCCGCCGACGACTTCCGAACCTACGCTTGTGGAGAAATGTGTGCAGAGAACATTTGTCGCAGAAGTACCGTTAAACGTCGCGAAATAGCGGTCGACTTTGTTTCCACTCTTCGCCCAGTTCATCGAGGATGTCAGCTTGATTTTGGTGATGCGCTGCACGCGCACCCCGCGCGCCAAGTCCACCTCATCGCAAACCCATTGCTGCCCGTTTTCATCCGTGTAATTGCCGCCGGATGCAACCGGGATACCCGGCAGCGCGTTCGGCGTTTGCAGCGTCAGCGTCTTCGATTCGTTCGCGCCGTCCGACACCGTGACCGTCACCGTTCCGCCGTCACCCGCGCTGACAATCGGCACGGGCGCGGTCGGGGTCGGCACGCCATCCTGCGTGCTTTTGCCGCAGACGCGCAAGCCGACAAAAGGCGCGGCGAAAGAATCCGTCGCAGTAATCGACGCGCCGGACACACTGCCAGACAACACATTCGCGCGCGCGGAAAGCGTGTTGGCGGTATTCGCAACCGCGCGGATAGCATCGCCAGCAACTTTCGCGTCCGCCGCGCGGTTCTCAAGCGTCAGCGTCTTGTCTGTCACCAGCGCCGTTGGAATCCCGCCATTCGGACCAACGCCATAAAGCGCCTGAATCACACCAATCGTGCTTGCGTCAACCATTCGTGCCACCTCCCAGCTTCACCCACGCACCCTGCGCGTTCTTCTGCCACATCGCCCCGAATCCGGCGGTGTACGCCAGACTGCCGATGCTTCCGGACTTCCCCGGCTCTGTGCCATTGGAGATGTCGGCGGCGTTATCCAACATCCACTCAACATAGTCCGTGTGGATAGTCTCGCCGTTATTCCTGCGGATTAGATTCCACGCCATTTTGTGCCGCCTCCTTAATTGTGATGATGATACTATCCGATTCCAGCCCGACGTTGCTGCTCGCGTCAACCGCCTGGAATGCAACAACCCGCGTTCCGCTCCCGGTAAATTGAAACTGCTTTGTGAACGTTATCGTTTCCTGCTGCACGTCGTAAATGCGCTCGTTTACTGTGCCGTCCACAAGGAACCGGATTGATGCCGCGTTCTTCTGCGTCACCGTGAACGTCACGCTTTCTCCGACGGCGATTGTCGTTTTGTCCGCCTCAACGCTGATGATTTGCGGGCGCTGTGCCTCAAGCGCTGATACATCGTCCTTCCACGCTGCGTATAGCTTGTTATAATTTTGCGCGGCGGTGTTGGAGCGATATGCACCCATTTGCAGCAGTTCCAGAAGTAACAATTTTTCCTCATCCGTGATGTACTTCCCCAGGAACTGCTGCGCTGCGGATGTTGCGCTTTCTGCCGCTGCATTCGCGTTTGCCGCTGCGTTTTTGCAGTCTTCAACCTTTGCAAGCACCGTTGTAATGTCGGGGATGACGTTATCCGGGTCGTACACCGTCCCGGTTGCTCCCGCCGCGACGCGTCCCTCAAGCCACAAGATAGCCGTCGTGTCCTCGCCGACCGTCGCCGTGACCATCAGGCGGAAGCGCCCAACAACAGCATAGCAAGCAGCGGAAAGCGTCACGGATGCCACGCCGTCGCTAACCGCGCCTTGCAAAAGAATCGTCGGGTTTTCGTCCGTGCTTGCGACGCTGTCCAGCCTGATAAAGCTGCCGACAATCGTTGCGCCCGAATCCATGCTGTACGGCGCGCCGTCCTTCTCAAACGCGATTTTCAGTGTGTGGGCGTGCGCTTCGCCTTGCACGAGCGCCGCTTTGAGCGGTGTCATCCGCAACCCGGCAGACAGGTTGCAAGTATAATTTAACTCATTCATGCGTCCTCCTTATTCCGTTCCGGCGGAAATAAGTCCACTCTTGCCGCCCAGCGCCTCGATGATGCCGCTGACGCTCTTGCCCTCCGTTGACATGGTGACTTGTACCTTTTGCGGCTCAAGCAGCACGTTATCCGCGTTGAGCGTGAGAATGCGCTCATCGTAGCAGCGCCCGAATTTAGGCATTGCAACCCGGCAGATGCTCCCCAGCCGGAAATGGTCATACGGCAATCCTGTTATGGCGGAAAGCTCCACAAGGGAAACGTCGATGGAAATTGGCGGGGTTTTCTTTTTCGCCAGTTCCTTCTTCGCGTTCTCCAGCAGCGTCTCCTTGTTCGTGATGCTGTTATCGGAGTACTTGCCGCACACGATGCCCCACTCTTCGATGGTGTCCGCGTCGATGTAGTCCTTGCCATCGTTTACCGTGCCGACGGTGATGCCGTTTTTGCCGTATGCGTACATACGGGTCACAAGGTCATCGCGGTCGGTGCTGACCGTTGCGCTGGTCAGCGCGCCGTTAAAACGTGCTTCGCAGGAGACGGTATTTGGCATATTAACGAGGTTGAGCGTCCACGGATGGGTGGCAAAGTCGTACTGCCACATCATTTCTGCGGGCGACAAGTTCTTGACGTTGTTGATTGCTGTCCAGATGTTCGTTCCTGCGTCGAAATCGTATGTGAGGTGTTGCGATAACTCGCACGTTCCCATCTGCCAGCGCGTCTCCGGCTGGTAGGTGAGAAGTTGCGCCAGAACATCAACCGCATCAACGGATGCACTGCCGATTTTTAGCTGCTCCGGAAGAAGCCCGTCCATCAGCGTGGAAATAGCGTGGTCGAGGTTGATTTCCTGCGTTGCGTAATTTCTGTATGTCTGTGTGTCCGAGCGCAAGCGGAAGATGCCGACGCTGCCGCCGATGTGGTACAGCTCCACAAACTGCGTTGCGTCCATCCATGTGCCATCCACGAGCGTCATGCTTGCGGTGGAAATATCGTCGATTGTTAGCGATAGAGACAGCGAAGAAGGGCGCAAGCGCTTGATTTCCCGCAGATTTTTGTCCAGCAGACGCGGCAAACGCACGTTGTTGGTGTATGCCTTGCTTGCGTCCGGGTCGGGGATGATGCCGGAAACATAGTCGATTGTGAGGTAGATGTCGCGGACAGTGGGCTCAATATAAAATTCTGTTGTGTTATCCTGATGCACCGTCCCCCACGCTTGAAAGGAAAGTGTCGCAACGAAAGACGTTGTGCTTGCGCCGTCAGGAAGCGTCACGGTTGCGAATCCTGCCTCGTCCACATGAACGTCGTTTACGTCCTGCTTCTGCTGGTTGCCAAAAACATCCCTGCGAAAGTCGGCGTGAACTCGCGCGGATGTAATCACTGCGTCAGCAGGAAGAACAACCGGAAATGTAACTTTTGCTCTTGCGATTGTCGGCTTGTGTTTGGGGTCAATATCCCATCCAGTCGCTTCGCCCGTCTCGTGGTTTATAATCAAGGCGCACTTCCACCATGATTTCATGGAAACTTCCTGCGGTGTGCCATATGCTTTGTAGTTAATATTTTCGCCCCCTCGCCGTGACCATCAGCGACAAAAGCCCGTCGCCGCTGAACGACACCTTGTTGATTCCGGGCTTTAGCGTGATTTCGTCGGCAGATTGTCCATTTCGGTTGCCCATCGCGGATGTCCCCGCTGCCGTGATTTGCTGGATGCCGTTGTCGTCGTGTGCTATGCGGATTTCCTCGCCCGTTTTCACGCTGATATTCGTCAGCACGATTTTTTCGCTTCCGCAACTGATTGCAATGCTTGTAAGCGTGTCGATTGCCACAAAAACGGCTTCCAGTGGGCAGGGCATTTCCCCGCGGTTATAAACCGTCAGGATGCCACTTTTGCTTGCTTCAACTGTTTCCATTTTGGAAACAGTTGCTTCCTCCCACCACGGACGCTGGTATGCCGTCAGCTTGATTCCCAGCGTATCCGTCCACTTGAGCGCGGAAACACTCGCCGCCTCGATGCTGTCGATGTATAATCGCTGTTCCGGGCGGTATGACGTGCGCAGGTACTGTCCACCGCTGCCCCAGCGCATGATTTTACCGAGGACAAGCTGCCTGTGGATGGTGTTTGCTTCGTGGATTTCCACGGCGATTGTTACCGTGATGGACTGCCGAAGCTGCCCGGTGAGGTACATTCCCCCGCCGGGGCGTGCTTCGGTTGTCACGGCTTCCTTCGGCGCGTCCTCCGAAATGTCGATGATGATAATGGACGGGTCGAGGTCTTCCAGCGCTTCCTCACCCATCCACGCGCGGTATCGTGTTACCATTTATCGCGCCACCTCCATCAGATTTCCACGGATGCCCCTGCCGATTATCTTGTTAACAATGGGAGCAACCTCCGTTGCGACGGTTTTGCCGTCCACGCTGAATGTGTTATTGATGGTTGTTGGCGGAAGCCCGGAAACCGCGTTCGCAATTTCGTCCGGGTTTGTAACTTGAACGAAGAGAACGCCGTCGCTATTGCTAAAAATGTTGGGTGCGCTATTGTTTCTTAGGCTTTCCTTGTAGTTCTCCATCATTTCTCCAAGCGCATTGAAAATAGACTGCGTTACAAAATCTTCCTGTATCGTTCTACTTTCGATTTCTTTTGCTGCGTCAATGGCGCTTTCGATGGCGGAGAAAACATTGCCGCCCGTTGTTTTTTCTTGCTGTTCGCTCGAAGGTGCGCCGATGTATGTATTCGGCACAAATTTAGGGTGCGCTGCGTTGGCAATAATCGTGTCCATCATATATAGTGGCGGCATATCTTTTGTTGCTCGATTGTTCCACTGCTCCGCTTCTTCGGCTTCACGCTGACGCTGGTTTCCCTCCATGCGCTGTTCCAAAATATCAACGATGTCGTTCATTTCCTGCGTTTTCATTTCGACGAGCCGATTCCACCGTTGTGCGCGGGCTTTGATGTCGTCGGGCATTAGCCCATCTTCAATCATGTCCGCATAGCCGCTTCGCGCTCGTGCCTGTTCGCGGGCGCGGCGTGCTTGCGCTTGCTCTTTGAGCGTCGGGGCGGTTTTCTCGTGCGCAATATCTTCTTCTCGCTGGTCAGCATCTCCGCGAACGAAGAAATCGGATATCCACGGCTTATCTTCCAGTTCGTAATCAATTTGCTTGAACCCCAACTGTTCGAGAAGCGCATTGATGCCCGGAATTTCTGCTTCCAGCGTCTCGCGCATTGTGTTGATGCCAGCCAAAACCGCGCTGTTATTTTCCGCCATGTATGCCGCGATTGCGTCCTTTTGCTCAAACGCTTCGAGCGACTTTTGCACGGTTTCCAGCATCGCCTGATACGTCTCATCGTCCGCCAGCGTATACCGCGTTTTGGTTTCCGCCATCGCGTTTTCTTCGTCGCGGGCGCGCTGGTAGTCTGCATTTAGCTGCTTGATTTCTTCCGGCGTTAGATTCAGCAGACGCGAAAGGTACGCATCGTTATCACGAGAGTATGTAGTAAGCCCTGACAAAATGCCAACGTCAACGCCAGCAGCTTCGGCTTGCTGCAAAGCATCATTATAGGCGTGTAGCGCATCCGCATTCGTGCCGTACCAACTAAGCACATTTTCCTTGCTGTAATCGGTTGCGAGCAGCTTATCCATTTCCGCCCGCGTGTGCGTTACCATGTAGCCCATGCCCGACGCAACGCCCTTGTAGGCTTCCTGCGCCTTTTTCAGCGTGTCCGCGCGGTAGGTGTCCACGTCTTTCAGCGCGGTCTCAAGGTCTTCGAGGGCTTTCTTCTCGTCCTCGATGGCTTCGTTGAATTTTACCTGTTTTTCGGCTTCCGGGTGTGCACGTTTGTACGCTTCCCATTCCGCTGTTGCCCTTGCAAGCGCGGTCTGATTCTCGCTCAGTTTATCGTTAGTTTCTTCGATTTGCCTATTGACGTCTTCCAACTCTCCGGCGGCGGCGCTGCTATCGAATGTTTGCAAGCTCATTGCTTCTGTGAGCTTGCTCCACGCCGCAGCTTGCATGTCTCCGAAATCGAAGAGATTTATGGAAGAATCTCCAACCCCGCGAATCGCCCTGTCGACTTCATCATATTGCGATGCAAAAAATTCGTCAAATGTATTGGCAAACGTATAGTTGGCATTTGTTTCAGCCATTGTGCGGACAAAGGACTGATAGGCATTTTCTACCACATCATGATATGCTGCTTTTACTTCTTCAGCATTAGACCCCACAATTAGCGAGTTTAGATAATCTCTGCGTGCATATAGGGATTCAAGCTGTTTTTCCGTTTCGTTAACTGCTGCTTGTGCATCGGTAACGGCGGTATCATGTGCACCATACAGCGACACGCCATTCACGGTATCCACATACTGTTTAATTCTCTCTGTGTTGCCCATAATGGCGTCAGAGGTTAAATCAACGTATTGCGAAAGTCCCGGCATAACGTTTTTAAGGTTTTCGAGGGCTTCCTGCCACGCTTTCGTTGCCTTTACAGCTTTGCCGCTCTCCTGCTCCATGTTGCGCATGGAATTAACGATTGTGAGCGACTGCGCATAGGTCGCCTTTGCGTCGTATATTGATTCGTCCCGTTCTTGCATGATTTTTTCGGCTGTGGTATACTGGTATGACTTATCCGACAGCACGTTGTTGAGCAGCGAAATCGCGGGCGTTACAACGCCCAGCAGCCCCTTGCCAAACTCTGTCTTAATGCGGTCGAGATTCGTTTGCAGCTTGCGCATCTCATTTGAGAAGCTGTCCCCGGTTCGCGCGAAGTCGCCCTGAGCGTCCTTCGTGGCTTCCAGAAGATACTGATAGCGCAGCGTTGCCTGTTCCGCCTGCGACATTTTATCAAACGCCTTATTCATGCCCTTTTCGAGGGCAAAGGCGTTTAGGTTCGCAACGGACATATTGATGCCAAGCGCCTTCAACGGTTCAGTTTCCCCGGAAATTCCGGAGCGGATTTTCTCAAATGCCGTGTCGTGGTCGAGGTTGTAGAACGACGCCATATCCGCCGCCAGACCCGCCATATCCGTAGACATTTGGAGAACTTGGTCATCCGCGACGCCCATGGATTTCAGCATAGCGCCCAGCGTGGACGAATACTGTTTCGCCTTGGTTTCCGCGATGCCGTAGGCGTTCAGCGCCTCCTGCGCCCACTTGTTGATGGTGGATGCGGAATCCTCAAACGTCACGTCAACAACGTTCTGCGTCTCCTTAAGGTCGGACGCAAGCCCGATTGATTCGTCGATTGAACCCGTGACGCCGTCGATAATGCTATTGATGCCATTCACTGCCATGTTGGCAAGGAACTGCCCGCTTGCAATATCGCCAATAACATCGAGTTGGCTCAAAAATCCGCTAAGGACACCGCCGCCCGAATCGCCAGAACCGCCGCCGTCTGCGGCTTGCTGCAAAGACTGGATTTGCTGCTGCAAACGCTGGATTTCTTCCGTCGCTTGCGTGGACTGCTGCTGCGCTTGCTGCAATTCCGTCCGAAAACGCCCGCCGTCAAACGTCGGATGCACTGCAAAGCTATTCAGTTCTTGCTGAAACTGCTCCATTTCCTGCCGGATTTTATTCAGTTCCTGCGTGTATCCGCTTGTATCAATCTTAAAACTTGCGTACAACTCAAATGCTTCCGCCATCTTCTGCACCTCCCCTCGCCATTAGTCCGTTTATAATATCGTCGCAGATTTCCTCTGCTGTTTTTTGCTTTGTTTCGTGCTTCTCTGCGCCGAAAACGTCGCTGTATGACGGGATTTCAAGATTCGCGCCGCCGAACGACGAAATAGCGAGCACCGTCATCCACGCCATATTAGCCATGTAGCAGCGTTTTGCTTCCTCCTGCGTTTCGTGCGCCAGAAGCACCCCCAGCGCGTGAACGTTTTGCGGGCGGTACTTGTACAGCACAGGGATTACATGATGCACCCCAGACGAAGTGCAAAGGTAAAAAAAGCAAACAGCGAATCGAGCGTGTCCTTGTCCATCATGGCGGCGGTTTCCGTGAAGTCCATTTCTGCGACTTCATCCGCCGTCTTGCCGTGCATCGCGCCGAGAATCCCCATCGTTTCTTTGGGATGCTTTGCGTACAGAATCGGCAGCATCTTCATCAGGATGTCGCGTCCGACAACGTCGCCCTTGCTCTTTTCTTCCACAAAGGCTTTCATTTCCTTGCTGTTTACCAGCTTGTCGATGTAGGGAATGGCGTTCGCCATCTGCTCAAATGCGGTTGCGGTATTCATGCGTTTTCCTCCTCAGATTCATTAAAATGCGGCAGGGCGCGAACCCTGCCGCGTGTTGTTAGGCGGCGGGGTCGAAGAAGATGACCTCACAAGGCGCATACCCGTCGGTTTCCAGCCCATCCTGATGCGCGGTAAACTCCACCGGGATAGTCCCCTCTCCCTTGTCCGTCCACGTCAGCGTTGCGCCCGCCGTGTTCAGCGCGTTTTTGATGGCAATCAGCACATAGCCCTTCGAGGTGTCGCCAACCCAGACGAGACTCTCAATATAGTCCGCGTCCTTGATGTCGGTGCGAATCTTGATTGTGTGCTTCTTCTCCGTGTCCGTTACATCGGCAGTGCCAAAAGAACGCTTAAGGTTGGTTGCGTTGATTTCCAGCAGGATAGTCGTCAGCTTGATAGTCCAACCATCGTTGACGCTGCTGCCTTTCCATTCCTCTCGCTTGCCGTCCGCTTCGATGCTGCGCGTGTTGGGCGTGCAGACGAACGTGCCGCCGCCGCGCGTTGCGCCAATCAGCGCAGAGCCGCTTGTCTTTTCGCGCTCCGTTTTCAGCAGCGCGCCCAGCGTCGCCGCGTCCGTGGCGGTGGAATAGTCGAAATTAGCAAGAAACATCCCGGCGTTGAGCTGCAAGTTTTCAAATGTACTTGCCCGAAGACCAGTCGTCATTTTGTTACCTCCTGTTAGGTGTAATAAGTCACTATTTCGTAGTAAATCCGTCCATAGCAGACGCTCTTGAGCGTCGTGTCCACTTCGAGGCGGAAAAAGTTGCTATTGTTGCGGTACAGCGTGATAAAGCCATCGTCGCAATAGATTGCCGTTCCCTCCGGCGGAATAGCGCGGCGAACTTCGTCAAGGATTGCGGCGCGCTGCAAGTTTACGTTGCTGCCGTTTTCCGCTTGACAGCACAGCGTGCAAATCATTGTAGATTTTCCGAATGCGTCCCCTTCTTGCACCTGAAACGCGAAGTAGGGAAAAGACGCTTCCTCCGGCACCGCGTCCTCGATGTATGCAGGGATGGGCTTGCCCTCGTAGGTGAAGCTGCTCCAAAACTTGTATAGTTTCCGCTGCAAGTCAATCATGCAGTTACCACCTCCGCGTCCGCCTCCCGGAAGTGCATATCGCTCTGCTCCGGCGTTGTCATGTCCCGCGCGTCCGACGTAATGCGGAAGACCTTGCCGTCTGAAATCCGCTTCACGCGGTCGTTCGGAAGCAGTTCCAGCATATCGGAAAAGACGATGGTGAAGAGTTCGCGGATGCCGCTCTGATATGCAATCATGGCTTCCGTGCTGCTGTTGCGGATGAATCCGGCGCGGAACGGCGCGCCGTCTGTCCATGTGACAACGATGCCGCCTATGCCGTCGGATTCCGTGCGCTTATCGACGATGCAAGCGTCATCCAGAAAATCACTCCACGCCATCAGCCCACCTCCGTGTACATATGGCGATACGGTCGAAGCTTGTCCGCGAATGCCGCTTGCCACGTCACAACGCCGTTGCTGCCAGTCGCCCGCGAATAGCTGTAATGCCCGAACGATTCCGAGGTGTATGCCCCCGTTGGGTTTTTCGTTTCGTACTCCGCGCACTCCCTTGCAATCTCGACAAATGGGCGCGGCGGGTACAGAAACCACAACGTGCCGTCGAAAGTTTCCTCCCCGTCCGCGTCCTCCATTGCGCCAGAAACAAGGCTGTGAACGCCGTCGTTCCGCGCGCTGCCGCTGATGTACACATACGGCGAACCTACATCAGGGACGATTTTACCGTCCGCGATGCGAATCTCTCCTGCGTACTTGCAGCGCTCGAAAAAGTTGTTACACTCGCGCATTGCCATTTCCAGCGTCACAGCCATGCTTCCACCTCCATTAGGTCGCTGCCGTCACCGTCGCGCTGCCGGAACGAATTACGCGGTAGTCGCTGGTGCATTCCGCAACCGTCACCTTCTGCCCGGTCGCAATGGCAAGGTCAGACGTGCCGTCCCAGTTACTCCAAGTCCGCACATTCTGCCCATAGGTTGCAGACGGCGCGGTCGTGCCGGACTTCACCTTGTACAAATTGGAACTGGATTCCTTTGCGGGGCTGACAGTCAACTTCGTGTTGCCCTTGCCCGTGCCAGCGGCGGAAGAAACCGTCAACTGTCCCGTCGCCGCGTCTGTGATGGTAGCAATCCAGATACTCTGCGGATTAAAGATAACCGGCATAAACAAGCCGGATGCCCGCGTCCACAGCACAACGGGGTCGTTCTCCACCCACTGCGACACCATCACATAGCGGTGCTGACCGGACTGATTGACGTTAAGCCCAGTGTTCGCGGTGTTGACCGTTTCTTCCGGGGTCTGTCCCCACAGGCCCGCGCCGATGCGCGTCATGGCGCTGCCAGTGCCGAGGAACGTCATCTTGTTCTGCGGGAAATAGCGCTTCGTGGTGCGAATCGGTCGCCCGTCCGCGCCGATGCCGCCATCAATGGCGTACTGCAAATCGTTAGTAATAACGCGGTTGATGCCGTACTCCGTGGAAAGGAACGTATCCAGCGCGGCGTTGCTCACATATGCGCCCTCGCTCAACGTGCCGTTGATGCGCTTCTGGATTGCACGGTTTGCCCGCATCTGATTCCGCACTTTGCGACTTGTAACGATGGTGTCAACCGTTGTTCCCGCTTCCTGCGCGGTGTCAGACACAAACTGAATCTGCGCCGGGATGTCCGCGTCCTCGCTGAAATCGAACGTGAATCCCGTCTGTTCCGGCTTCACGCCGTAGTCGATAGTCAGGTCGAGGTCGTTCTCCTTGATGGTCATCTTGCCAGTCGCCAGAACCTCGTTCTTCGCAACCTTGGTGCGCGTCACAACTTGGTCGGCAAGCATGATACCGTCGCGGATAACGTAATCATACATAGCATCATTCTGCACGCCGGAACGCAGCAGCGCGCGCATTCGCTCGGACTGGTTAATTTTTACCTTAATCAGTCCCTTTTCGATGCTGTGGGTATCGACAGGAATGCGGGTGGCGATGTTCGTCCGGCTGTCGAAGCTGTGGAAGTCAGCCATCACGGGAAGCTGGTACTGGTTGGCAATCTCCTGCCACTTAGCCACGAGATTTTCACTGTATTCGTCGGGAAACAGCGCATCAACCGGGTCGTTCGGGCGGCTGACGTTAAAGCCAACGTCAAGCCACTCCTCCTTGGGGATAAGACCGAAAATATTGTTCTCAAAAGACGGGATTTGCATAGTATTCTCCTTTCGTCAGTACGGGCGAACCGTCGCGGCTTCGGTGGCGATGAAGTAGAAGCCCTTTGCCGTCAGCGCGCTCTTGGCGGTGCTGTTGATTTCAGTGGGGAGACGGCTCTCGTAAACCGTTCCGCGCGTTACGACGCTGCCGGGCATATCGCCGCTTGTAACGTCCACGTCCTCGTACACGATGCCGACGGCAGTGCCGTCGTTCGCGGGGTAGACAGTCCCCATTTTGACGTACTTCGCGCCGTTTTCTGCGGTGTTAGCGCCCGCCTGCTTAATCTGCTTGGTTTCGCGGATTGCGTCTTCCGCGTTTTCGAGGAAATAACCGGGCTGGTAAACAGTCCCGGTTGCCTTGCTGGTAAAACTCATTTGTTTGCTCCTTCCGGCGCAACTGCGCCATACATATCTTGCGCGTACTTCGCCGCCAGTGCTGCGGCGCGTCCGCTGCCGTGCGTGGCATTGCCGCCGCTCGGCGGGGTTGTGGGAGGTGTACCCTGCTGCTGCTGCGTGGAGAAAAGGTCGCCATACTCGCCCTTTAGCGCGTCAATCAGCTTGTCGCCGTCCTTGATTGCGCCCTTGTCGTCGAGTTCGATGCCGTCCAGTCCGCGCTTTGCCATCACAAGGTCGGCAAGTTTCTCCTGCATCCCCTTGCTGGTCAGCAGCTTTCTTGCGGCGGTTGTCAACGTCGCGGTTTTCTTTTCCGTCTCCACCTGCTGCTTGTAGGCGTCGAACGCCTCCTGAATCTTCTGCGCGTCGCCGCCGCTCTTCTTCGCGTCGGCAAGCTGCTGCTTGAGCGTGTCGCGCTCCGTTGTCAGCGCTGCAATCTGCTTCGCCTGTTCCGCGTACTTGTCGCGCTCTGCCTTGATGTCGTTGATTGCGTCACTGTGGGCTTCCACAATTGCGTCAATCGCTTCATCAGGCACATTCAGGGCTTTCAGGTTTTTTCGGGTGAGGATATTCATGATTCAATCTCCTTTGCTTCGGGGCGCGGTGCTTTGCGCCTTTGATTGTTTGCGGAAATGCGGTGCTTTGCTTTTCCGCATATATGCAAACAGCGCACGGCGGTTCTTTGCCATGCGCTGATATTGCTGTGATTAGTCCATATTCTGTTTGATTTGGTCGGCTACGATGTCAACGAGACGTTGTGCATTTTCGCTGTTTTTAAATGTGTCGGTTAAAAATGGTCGTCCCGGCGTGTAGCCTCCCGGCATAACGCGAAACTCGCCTTTGTCTCCAATGTTCGGGAAAAATACGGCGTGTCCGGCGTGTCCATCATGCACATATGGCGCATATTCCATATTTGTTCCAACGACAATTCCGTTCCCCTCGCTGTTGATTTCCGCGCTAATATCGAGCCACAAGTCTCCATTGTAGTATATAGGTTTGGGATATGCGTAGTCCATCGTGTCGCGCACCATGCCAACAGCGTCAGTTCGAATTGCCAGCAATGCGATTTTCATAGCCCTATCAAGTTGCTGCTGAATTTGAGCAGTATTGTCTTTCATTCCCGGCATACGCTACTCCTTTTTGTGGATTTTGCCGTCTTCGCCCATGTACTCGGTCGAAAGCAACACAATCGGGCGGATGCCGCAATGACAATTGATGGTTTCCGCAGCACTGCCGTTCGGGTCGCCCGGAAAACGCATGTTACTGTTCGGAAAGCATTCGCCTTGCTTTGCAACTTGCCCATGCCGCGCCATGTGCGGTTCGCGGCTATTGCGGAAACGACACCGCCACCGATTGTATATCGGCACGCCTTGGTCTGCGGCTTCCTGTGACGCGGCATAGGAAGCTTGGTTTTGCGAACGTGTCCGTTCCGTCTGCGCCACTCTCCGCGCTTGCCACTCGCTTTGCCCTGTGATATCTTGGATGCGGTGTGTGAGTTTTGTCTTGTCCTCGCCCAGCGTGGACGAGAGCGCCAGCGCGTTTTGCAGCTTGTGGCGAATTTCGGTATTCTGCCCTAAATTCTTGTATGCCAGCTTCGTGAATGCTGTCTCGTTCGCGGCGAAAATCGCCTTGATTTCGCGCTTGTTGGGCTGCGCGAACGACACCTTTACACCCGCGCGGTCTGCCTGCGCCTCGATGACGGTTTGCGCCTCTCCTAAGCTATCGGCGTACACGTCGCCCATCGTGTTCCGGATGTCGTCGGTTGCCCGTTTCCCTGCCTTGCAGATTTCATCCATGATGACTTCTTCCACGCGATATTGGCGGATGAGTTCCCGGACAAAACCAGCTTTCCACTGCTCCACCTTTTCGGGCGTGTCGTAGTACGCGGGCGGCTTTATCTTGCCATCGTCCACTTGTTGCTTTTTTTGCAAGAACTCCTTCAAGCGTGTTGTTGCGATGTCAAGCGCCTCTTGGTACATCGCCTTTATACGCATTTGCAGCGCGGCTTCGCGCAAATCGTTGCGCTCCACATCCGTCACGGCTTTTTCTCCCACCACGAATCGTGTTCGTCAATGTACGCAATTGTCCCGACGATGAAGCCAAACCACAAGAGCCAGCCCGGAACGATAATCACGTTGTTAGCTGCCAACACTGCCAGAATTACCATCAGAATCAGAAGCATTCTGTTCGTCTCCCTCCCGCTGTTGCATCGCTTGTTGTGCCATCCGCATACCCAAAAGAGATTCTTCTTCCCCGCGCTTGATAATGTCGTCGATTTCCTCCGAAAGAATCATCGGGTTCAGCTTCAGACGCGTTTCCTTGTCCAAATCGCCCTGCGCTGTGTAGATGTTCTGGATGATTTCGCTCTCGTTGGCGATTGTCTGTCGCTTGAAGCGGATTGTCTCCGTCTCGATGCCCAGAATCCGCAGCAGTTTCTGCACGAACTCAAAGCACTGCCATTCGTAGGCGTTCGCCTTCAAGTCCAAGTTCGCCATGCTCGCGCGGATGGCGACGTTCGTCAGGCTGCCGCCAGTCAACTCCGACACGTCCAGCGCCATATAATCGCGGTATAGCTGCCGTTCCAGCAGTTCCAGCGCGGTTTGGCGCGCGGCATACGGCACTTCAAACGTCTCCGGCGTTACTGTGCTGGATGACGTGCCGTCCGCAATGTTCGCAATTGCTTTTAGTCGGTGAATCTGTTCCAGCATCAGCGCAACCTCGTCGAAGTTGCCACCAAAGTTGTTCAGCACCCAGTAAACATCATTCGCCTTTTCCAGATTGTTTCCAAAGTCGGAAAGTACGATGTCGTACAAGTCGATTTTGGAACGAATCGCCAGCGTCAGTTCTGTCTGCTTCTTGTCGTTCGCGTACAGCGGCACAATCGGCAGTGCGCTGTAATTCTCCTCGGAGATAAGGCGCTCGCCCGTGATGTCCCTCGCGTATGTGCGCTTGTAGGCGCGTTTCTCCTGCGCTACCTCCAAATCAGCGGAATTTTCGCGCGTTTTGTAGACCGTCACGCCGTCCGGCTCAAAAACACGCGCCATCAGCGGCTTGTCGTCCCCAATCTGCCAGAACTGCACGCCAACCATCGGTTCGCCCGTCAGCTCGTCCAGCAGCGCCACGAACCCGCTGTTTTTATCCGTGTACGCACGCAGTATCTCAACGTGGTCGAGATTCCAGTACCCCCAGCAAACGCCATGCACCAGCGCATACAGTCCAATTTTCGCAAGTGTCGTGTCGAACCCGATGCCCAGCTTGCCCTTCATCGCGTCGTTTTCCAGCTCCACGCCGTTGCCAAGCAGATAATTAGCCTGCTGCATGGTGAAGCGGCGGAAAAAGTCGCTGTAAATGCGCTGTCCGGGGACTGCTTCCGTTGCCGTCCCCTTCTTCTTGACTATTTTCCCGTCGGCTGTTTTTTGCTCCGCTTCTGATGTGGTTGCTCGCAGCACGACTTTCGCGGAAACGGTATCGTTCTGCGCCTCGTAGTATCGTTGCGCGATTCCAGCTTTATCAAAGTCCTCGCTGTGCTTGTACGCACCAATAACCGCCAGCGTTGCCTTTCCCTTGTCCGGCTCGTTCTGCCAGTCCTGCCATGTGATTTTGGTAAACATCTGTATCACCCCCCAACGTATAAACTCGCGCCGCTCCTGTCGAGAATCCGGCAGCAGCACGCGGCGCTGTCCGGCGCGTCGTCATGTTCCGCGTCCTCGGTGTAGTCCATAATTTGCGCGATATAGTCCCTGTCTGTGCCTTCCAAAAACACGATATTCCCCCACCACTTTTTGAGGTATGTGCTGATTTTCAGGTACTTGTTCATCTTCTCCGGGTATGCGCGTACTGCCATATTGCGGCGGCGCAATTCCCGCGCCAAATATCCCTTGTCGCCGTTTGTTTCGCAGTAAATCGGGGCGCACATTAGGCGCTCCGTCTCCGATTGCAGCGCTTCCATCAGTGTGTCAACGTGCTTGCGCCACAAACGTCCGTACAAGTACAGCGTGTCGCCGTCCCTCTTGGCGCACGTCAGCGCGGTGTAGTCCTCGCCTCCGTATGCAGCATCAACGTGCGCGATGCCGTCCCGCAGCTTTTCCGCTTCCGGCGTGAACGTCGGCGGCGTATCGAACAGCGCATTTTCGGCGGCAATGTGGCGCAGCTCGTAGTTCGCGGCAAACAGCGACGGCGACATTGATTTCCGCAGCTCTTCCAGCTTCTCCGGCACAATCAACCCGGTCGTGTAGCAGTCGTGCTTCTCCGGCGGCGCAACCAGCGTGAACGCGTCCTCGATATGCCACGGTGTGCCGATGAAGACGATTCGCCCGTCGCGGGTGACGATATTCCGTAGCTCCTGTATAACGCCCTTGGTGCGCTCTCGTTCTGCGCGGCTGATGCGGTCGTTGAGGTTTACAACGTCGTCACATACAATCAAATCCGCGTGCTTGCCCGTCATCGACGAGCCGCAGCCGATGCCGATTAGCTGGTCAGCACCACGCGGCGAATCGTACACGCTCACCGTCATGCAGTTACCGCCCGATTTCAGCAGCGTCACGTCCTGCTGCATGAGGATTTGCGCCATGTAGCAAAAAGCCTCGTTTGCGAATACCTTTTTGGCTTGCGCAATGCTCTCCACAACGTCGCTGTCGGTTTTTCGCATGAAAATCGCGTTTTTGCCGTGGTTAAGAACGCACCACATTGCAAGCGCCACGGAAAGGCAGGAAGACTTGTAGGATAGGCGATGCGCTTGAAGCGTGTAGTCCTCTGCCCCGAAGATAATGTGCTGCATCCAGCGTCCGTGAAGTTCGTCCGTTAAATCACGGAATCCGCACATTCTGCCGACGGCGGCGGGATGGTATCGCCAGATGTTCCATACCTCTTCCCGCGTCAGCGTCGTCATTTTACCTCTCCCCGCGTCTCTTTCAGCAGCTTGTCGATGTCTGCTTTCGCGTCCTCGGACAGCGTCGGCGTTTTGACGGTCACAACGTCGCCGGGGTCTTCTCCGATGAGTTTTGCAAAATACTGCATAGCAGCAAGATTTCCATCGGCAGCCATTTTTGCAAGGCGCATGATGTACGCCTCCTTGAATGTTATTCCGTTTTTCATCGGCTTATCTGCAAAGTCAATCGCAAATTCACGCAATGTCTTGTTGCCGTTCCGAACTGCGACGGACTTTTTGTTTTCTTCTCGCGCATTCAGCGTATTACCCTCGCCATTCCCGAAGCGTTTTCCCTTTTTGAGATTCGCAAGGCTGTTAGGATGTTTCCCGTGCGCATACTGTTTTTTTTCCTGTTCCGTTGGCATTTACTCACCGCCTGATGATTACCTCATGATTTCGCCCGTCTCTCGGTTTACCATGTAATAGCTTCTCCGTCTGTTGATTGCGGGTGTGCGCCCTTTCAGCGTCCCGCCGTTTTTGAGGCGCAGTCTTGCCTTGCCCGAACCGCTTGCCATGCTTTATTCCACCTTGCGATTTTTGGTTTCGTGTAGTCTATTGTTTTATACTTGTCAATGAGACTGTCGAACGCTTCCCGGTAGAAGTTGAACAGCCCCTCGTTCTCCTCGAAGTCGAACTGCTCCAGACAAGACGCGCTCCGCAAATTTGCGCTCCCCGTCAGCACATAATGATTCCCCTTGTGCGTTTCCATCAGCAGGATTTTCATGTGTGTGTTGGTGAACGCCACTTTCAATTTGTTGTCGATGTCCAGCTCCTCATACAAGTACGGAATCAAATCCGTTTTGTAGTGGCTATAAAAGTACCCGGACAGCATCAGATTGATTTTCTCCACGTTGCGGAAAAGCAGCAGATTTTTGAAGCTGTCCACGTTGTTTTCCGACAGCGACAACGTTGAGCAGTAGATTGTTTTGAGGTCGATGCCGCGATACATCACAAGCGCTTCCGGCAAGTCGCCAAAAATGAAATTGCCCGGAACGATGCAGGTAGTCCGTGCGTTGCGTTCCAGACAAATTTTTGCGGCAAGGTCGCGTGCGTACTGAAAATCCGCCTTGTTGTAGATTGCCGACTTTGCCATCTTGGGCTTTATGATGCGCGTCTGCTCTTCCTCGTCTACGATGGAGAAGTCAGCGACGGAGAAGTCTATGTCGTCGTCAAGTTCGATTGTGTCCGGGAAGTGGATTTCCGGGATGTCGAGGTCGAAATCCGTCACGTTTCCGCCGCACCTCCTAACCCTTTTATGATTTCCTTTTCGCGCTCTGATAGCTCAATGTGATACGCTGCTCTTTCTGCCGCTGCTCTTTCTGCCGCTGCTCTTTCCGCTGCTCTTTCTGCCGCTGCTCTTTCCGCTGCTGCTCTTTCCGCTGCTGCTCTTTCCGACAGCAGGAAGTAAGCCCCAAAAACGCCTTTCTTCGCGTTGTCGAGCGTTCTTGCAAAAACAACGTCCTTCTCGTCGAGCGTGAAGTATTGTCCTTTCGCGGAAAGCTGGTTGAGTTGCGCGGCGGTTGCGACTTGCGGCGGGAATTTCAGCTTGCCGAGCTGCTTTTTCTGCTCTTTGACGTTTTCTGCGTCTGCTGCCTTTATTTGGCGGTATAAGTCCGGCGCAGTCTCGACCAAATACCCCCCCAAGTTTGTTACGAATCCCGTATTGACTTTTGCGCCGTTTTGGTATGTCATACTGTACCCGACACAGACGCAATGTAATCCGTTGTACGGTTTGAAGCAAGAAGTTCCGGGTGCAAACAAGAAAAAGCGGATGCCACGCGCAAGGTAGAATTTTTCGATTTTGGAGAGGATGGAGAATGGCGGGTTGTCGATGACGATGCTGTTTTCTGGATATTCTGCGTGTTCGTAATCGCCGCCCGGATAAAATGGACGAATTACCTTCGTGCTTTTGTCAAGGTTGTAATGCTCGAACACCCACTCTTTTACCGTCTCGTAAATGTTCGGCGGCGTATAGCAATCGTCCGTTGTCAGTTTTGGTTTGAACTTATCAACAAACGCCTTGTACTCCTCCGATGCTTCTGCAAGCGTCAATTGCTCCATTTTCCCCTCCTCTTCTTCCGTCGCGTCCCCACCAACGCAACAAAGCGCACTCGCGCATAAATCCCGCCGCTGAAGAGGCAAGAGCAGCTCTTCCATAGTCGCCTCTTCCAACAAAAAAGACGCTTGCATTACTGCTCGCGCCTCTCTTGCTGCTTTTTACATTTTATATTATATCACGCTTTTAGCTCTCATTGCTCTCATCTTTTACCGTTGCAAGGAAGTTCTTTGCCGCCCAGCGCCCATTTGCGTTGAGCATCCGCTGCCACGCGCTGTTCTTCGGCGACCAGCGAAAGCCGTTTGCCTTTAGCGCGTTTCGCGTCTCCTCGTCGGGCTTATCCGGGAAAATCAGGCGAATGCGCATGTCGTCCGTATCCTCCACCACGCGGATTCCCTTGATTACCTTTTCGCCGCCCCCTTCCTCCTTCACGGCGGTGATACTTGCAATTCGTGCCTTGATTCTCCGTATCTCTGCGATACAGTTTTGCAGCGTGTAAGCACTAAACGGTTGCCCGCTGTGTTTGTATTCGTGCATTTTTTCTTCTGTTATCTCGTCAAAGAGATAAAACCCGTCAAGCGTTCCGTTGTTTTTGTAGTAGGCGTTCGCCTTTTTCATCGTCTGATAACATTCCTCCATGTTTTCCAGTTTGTTTTTGAGCTTTTCCAGCGCGTTTGCGTCTCCTACCTTGATTCCGCCCGTTCCGACGCTCTGTATGCGGCTAATCAATCCGCTGATTTCTTCGTACTTTTCCGCGTTTCTTTTATATGCAGCAATCTGCTTTTCCTTCTTCGCTCGATTGATGCCAGCCGGACCGGCAATCATGACAGAAGGACACATCGTACCAATGGCGTTCTCGCGGTTTATCCACTCCGCCAACTTCCGGCAGTATCGATTGAGTATCATGTCGATTGTCTCCGCGCATTCCGGGTGCTTCTGCTTCTGCTCCTCTGCGATTTCCTGCGCCCTGTCGCACATTGTGCGATACTCGTTCGTCGTGCTGTTTTCTTCGTAGTCGTCAAGTGACATCATCATCTTTGATGCCTTCGCGGTTTCCTCGTTGATTTCGTAATACATGCCCATATTGCCTCCTGTCTCGCGTTCTAACGTCTTGCTTGTTTTTGCTCATAATCATATGTCGCCTGATTGCTCCAACGGCTCACAGGCGGCATTCTGTTGCGCTATTCAATGCTCAAATACTTCTTCGCGCAAGCAACCCCGGTTTCGGTACAGCTTGAGGATGCAACGCGCACCAACTTCCGCAACTGCGCTTTGTTCAGGCGAAGGATTTTTTGTAGTGTCTCCGTAGATGCTCGACCTGTGGAGATATACCATTCGAGATTCTGCCAGCCCCATTCTGGATAGCGGCAGGACTTCTCGGAATACGCGGATAAGCTCGTCAGATGCAAGCGGAACAGAACTTCGTCAACCATGAGAACCCTCCTTGCTGGTGTACGATGCCCGCCAGCAGGCTTGTCGTTAGGCTGTCTTGATTGCTTCCACCTGATTCTTGGTGAACAGGTAGGCGGTCGTGAGGAAGAACCCGCTGTTTTCCTCCTTGTCCGCTTCCACGTTCTTTTCGTCCTTCTTCCTCTTGCTCGTCTTGGGCTTCCAGATGCTCACGACCAGCGCGGCGTGTTCGCCCTTTTTAACCATGTACCCGTGATTCTTCCACTCGGCGAAGGTGTGAATCGGGAGGCGCAACCCGTTCGTGATATAGGCGGCGGCTTCCTCTTCGGAGAAGATGCCCGCGCTGATGGCGGACTTGACGATGATTTCTTCGTTCGACATGGTGCTTGCTCCTCCTTCCTGTTCACGCCAGCGTTGCAACGACTTCGGAAGGCTTGTACTCTTCGCCTTTCTTCCAGCGAACGATGCTGCGCTCGTAGTCGCCATCCATCGTTTCGTCCCCGTACTGCAACTCGTAGCAGTATTTCTTCGTTTCGTAGCACCAGTTGATAGCCAGCTTCTGCGCCATCTTCTCGGTAATGCGGACGCCCTTCTTGATGTTCGCGAACTTCATAATTCTTACCTCTTTCTGTCTGGGGCTTTTATTTTGTACCGCCCCTCCTGACACTATTATTATAGCATATACTGCCGTATATGTCAAGTGGTAAATCACATTTTTTCGAGATTTTTTGCAAACTTTTTGCGCAACGAAAAAGGCGCACCCCAGCGGATGCGCCCCCATGCCATTATTGTTTCCTGTTGGTAATTATTTCACACCCGACGTATGCGTTTACGGAATCAACGATTAGCTGCGCCACCGAAAGACCACGGCGCTTTGCTTCTTCTTCCAGCGCCTCTTTGCTCCCAGCGCGAACGTCGAAGCGCACCGTCTTGATTCCTTCTTTTTCGCGATACTTCCGCATCGCTCGGACTGACACGTCGCCTTGGTAATACTCTTTACGCATTTTGTATCCTCTTCTTATTGGACGTAGTATTCGCTGTCCCTGTCACAGGTTGCGGACAAATCGCGTTCTGCGAAGGCTTCCGCGTAGGTGGAGAAGGTTGCAACGACTTCGCCCTCTTCATCCCAATCCGCGTCATTGTCGCGGCGGTACACGTTGATTTCAACTGGCGCGTCCGACGAACCAACACATTCGATTTCCGGCATGGTGTCATCTTCATCTTCCGGCGCATTGACTTGATATTCGCCGTAAAAGAATCCATGCTTATATGCGATTCCTCCGTGCCCGTAGAAGCCTGATGTTTTTCCGGCAAAAAGTTTTTCTGCCTTTTCCTTGTCCTCCGTAACCAGCAGAGGATGCCCACTTTCTTCTGCACGGTCGTAGCCGTCGAATTTGTCGAGGCGAAGTAAGTCTTCATGAGAACCGCGAAAACATGACTGCGCCTCGATGTCGTACTCCGACACGATGTACAGTATCATACCGACTTTTTTTACTCGCTTAACATAGGCGATAATAGCGGCAATGTAGTCCGGCGACCATTTTCCCGGCATGTATCGCGCGATTTCTTCCTCGGAAACTTCGTTTGGCTCGCGCCTCTTCGGCGGCTGGATGAGGTCTCGGATTGTCGCGAGATAAGAATTGATGTTGGGATAACCAGCGCGATAGAGACGCGCAGGAAGGTTGAACGTGATTTCTTCGCCGTCGCTGCGCCGAATGGTGAACTTCGTCCGTGTGCAGGTCTGCACGGTCAATTCGCCATCAATGCCGTGCTTGTTTAGGTAATTTATGACGGTTGTTTCATTTTCCGTCAGTGCTTTTCGCGCCTTTTGGGTATCAATCATATGCTTTACTCCTCCCATTTCTTTTACTTAACGCCAGTAAACTTGAAAATTTATGCGGTCTTTCTTTGCCATATTCTCCTGTTCTTTTGCAGTTTTTACCCATGTTTCAAAGTCAAGATTTTCTTTTTCTACCGGATAGTCCTCGAACTCACCCCATTCTTTCGGGGTAAAATACTGCTTATCCAGCATGATATACATTCCGTACCAGTTATCGTTGACCGCCCATGACTTCAAAAACTGAACATGATTTTGGTCGAGAATCAATCCGTAACCGTACTTTGTCTTGAACACCTGTCCCCTATCGACACGGACAATGATTTTCGTCCCGTCCTCGTTTATATGGCTCATCGAGAAGTAGTTATTAGAAATGCGATGGATGCCCAAGTCGCCAAACATATTATTCAAAAAGCCCATAATCGTTACCTCTTTCTGTCTGGGTGCTTTATTTTGTACCGCCCCCTTGACACTAATTATTATAACATATACTGTCGTATATGTCAAGGGGTAAATCACATTTTTTTGAGATTTTTTGCAAAGAAAATCGCGCACCTTTCGATGCGCGACCGCCTTATTCCGCGCTCTGGATTTTCCGCTCCGCGTTACCAATCACGCGGAAGACGTGTTGCTCGGAATACGCCAGATTGTAGCTGATTTCCCGGACGCTCCTTCCCTCCAGATACCGCATCCTCATGCACTGCATTTCCAGCGGACTTTCCAGCGCATCCACCAGCGGCGCAAGCTCTTCGCGCATCCTGCATAACTCGTCCCAGATTGCTTTCTTACGTTCCAGCGCCTCGACGCGATACAGCAGCCCTTCCTCCGTGCTGTTCATGCTCCCGCCCCCGCGCGGCGCGTCGCTGATTGTCCGCGTCAGCTTCTGCGCCCGGATTCGCGCCTGCTCCGCTCGCAAGCAAGCCATAGGATACCGCCTGATGAGATACCGCATCCGCTTTAAGTCAACCATTTTCCCCTCCCGCAACCGCCCACGATTATTTTACCCCTTCAAACGCCTTAACGATAGCTGTATACAGCGCTGGGCGAATCTGTCCGCTCATTAGCTCCGTGTACAGCATATCTTGTACCTTCTCGATTGCCCCGTTTGCCTCCTTCTCCGCGTTTAGCCGCCTGATTGCGTCCTGCGTCGCCCTGACTTTGTAGGCATCGTGGCGGCTTTTGCATCCGCGCGAAACGTTCCCCGCAAGCCGCTTGACGTTCTTTTCCAGCTCTTTCTCCAGCCAAAAGGAGTAACGGATTTCGTCGGTGTCCAGCATCTTCTCACTCTCCGTTCATGTATCGCATAATCGCATCAATCGCTTCTTGGCATCCCTTCGCCACAACGCAGCGGTAGCCCTCGGCAGTCAGCATCTTCATGCGCTCTTTCTGCGATGTCGATACCGTCCCGCCCTTGCGCCTCTTCATTTCGATGAAAAGTCCGTGTTCGCGTCCGTTGGAGACGGGCAGGAAGATGTCAGGCACTCCTGCACGCGTCCCGGTTCTCTTCATTCTTGCGGCGGTTGCTTTGGCGCGATAACCGCCGTTCGGGATGGCGAACATCCCTTTCAGCCACGGCTTCGTTGCGCTTTGAGCATCTGCCCAATGAAAAAGGGCTTCCTGCTCTTCATCTTCCGTTGGAATTACATCGGCATAAATAGAACGCCATGTAGTCCGCACTTTGGATTTGTACATTTTACCCATGCGCCTCCTTGTACATCAATCGTAGTGTATCGCTTCATCACAGCGTTGCAAACCGGGCAGATTGTCAGCGCATTCAGCCATTCTTGCCTTTTGACCATGTTGCACCTCCTTTCAGCGCCTTCATGCACATAGCGGCAACCTGTACGGCTTCGCAAGCCAGCAGTGTAGCTGCCGCTGCTGTTTTGCTCGCGCGTACCTGAAACGCATCTGCATCGTCCCGGCGATTTGCAAGCCACACGTCATTCGCCTTTTGTCGAACGCGCTGCATCTCTTCGTTGGCTTCCTCGATTTCCTCCCAGATTACGGAGAACGCCTCCGGCATGGAGTTGAACGTCTCTCCATGCTCTTTTTGCGCTCGGAGAAGCTCGGAGAACACAACCGTCACAATCTCATCTTGCAATTCTTTCAAAATCATCATCACTCCTTGTTGATAAATGCGCAAGCAACATATACCGTGCCGCCAGCAGACACAACACGCCGATAACCGTCATTGTCATCCCCCTAACCACGCGGCAAGCGTATCCGTTCCGGCGTAAACCAGAATCGAAATGATACAGTTGACGAGCGCCAGCAGAATGTAAACGTACCACGGTCGCGTTTCCTTCGCCAGCAGGAAGCCCGTCAGCCCCAGACCAATCAGCGCGCCGAAAATCACCGCAGCGGGCAGCGTCACCATCTCCATCATCTTTCCTCCTCCGGCACTGGAAACCAGTATTGCGCACAGCCATCGTGCCACATTTTGCTGCGCGGGTCGTACCGCTCCTGCGCGGTGTAATACTTGTCGGGCGAAAACTCGTAGCGACACAGCGCCACGACCAGCGCGCCTTTCTCCGGCAGCCGGTCGGAGACGGGAATCCACTCATTACTCTTCATCGTCAGATACCTCCGAGGTTTTCCAGCGCTTCCAGCCCCAGAAGAAGCAGGATGGACAGGGCGCTGTTGATTACAGCTCCGACAATAAAGGCCAGCATTCCGCAGCGGTGTTCGTCCTTCGCAAACACCAGCCCGGCAACAAACAGCCCGGTAATCGTCCCAAGCAGTACAGCTCTGGGCAGCGTGACCATTTCCATCAGCTTTTCACCTCAAATCAACGGGCGTCGGCTTCCGCAGCCAGAAGCGTCCTTCCACATCATCAGGGATGTCGTACAAATCTCCTTCGTAGTTATACTTCCCATCTTCGACCCAGACCGGGTAGTCATAGCTACTGTGAGGCCACTTATGGTCTCCTTCATACCAAGCGTAACCGATATACGTTTGCAATTCTTCCAGCGTCAGCACATGATTCGGCTCTTGCCAGCGTGCCATGGCTGCTTTGTAAGCACCGGCTTTCGTATGATTCGCAGGGCTGTGGATGCCACACGACGGCGCACTGCATTGATACCAGTACATTCTCTCCTCGTCCGTGAACAGTCCGAACAGCACGTCCTCGTTGTCCTCCAAGCGCATCTCCGCGCCACAGTACGGACAGCGCGGAGCTTTCTTGTTATCAGGCATTGTTATTCCTCCCTTTTTGAAATCGCGTTGCCCAGTTGCCCGCCTCGTACAGTTCACAGTGTACTTTGTCCGGTCTACGTATTTTGCATTGCGGCTCATGTTTTTGAGAGCTACGCTCAACCATGCAGCAATAGCCGTTGCCATCTATGTTTAACTTCATATCACGGTCAAGCCACTTGCAACCGTGGCAGTTGTTTTCACATTTTGTCATCATCTTTCCTCTTCCAAGAATGTCATCTGCCCGTCAATCGGCTTTTCCTGCTGTTTCGTGCTGGTAAGCCGCTTGATGAGCGGCACATGGTCTGCCTCAAGCGGCTTCCCATACAGCCCGCAAGCTGCCCACTTTTTCGTCCAGTCAGTCGCCGCCGAACTGCTCGTGCCGTATGCCGCGCACTTGTACCACGTTTTGTTTGCCGTGTAAACACAGAGATTCGTACAATCTGCACATTTGTGCGCACAGTCTGTCCCGTACTCGCGGTGCATGGCGTCGATTTTTCGGTTGGCCATCAGCATTCCTCCCACGGCGTGTTTTTCCGCTCTTCATCCGTGGGCTTGCGCAGCCAGCACCGCCACGTCTCGCCGTAGGTGTAATCGGCGTACCATGTGCGTCCGCCGTCGAAATACACGCGGTGGCTTTTACTTTCCCAGTACGTTACAATTCGCGCATGTACGCACGGCTCGTCGTCTCCGTTGTTATCTTCAATCCATACGGTTACTCCTGCGCTGATTTCCAATTCTGCAAGTGTCAGTACCCGGTTTTTGTTATTATTCATTTTCGTCCTCCCTTTTCGCGTCCAATTCTGCCTTCGTCGGCTTCCGCAGCCAAAACCGCGTTTTCATGCACTCTTCCGGCTCTTTTATCAGTTGCATAATCGTCGGTTGCGTCGCGTCATATGTCTGCATTGGCGATTCCAGCACGATGAAGAAGTCGAAGAAATCATTTTCCGCGTACCAGCACAGCAGATAAAGCGAATCACTATCTTGCAACACCGACCACACAAGACGTTCTTGTCGCACCTCTTCCATCGTCAGTTCCCGATTCCCCGGATTGCAGAAAGGACTTGTCGCTGCTTTGTATGCCTTGCTCTCTACGTCTTCTGCGCCCCCTGCATATACTTGTGGCGACGGTGCGTTGCAGTTGGTGCAGCGATAGTATGCCGCGTAAACTGTGTCGTTGTTGTTAAGTTCTCTCAGGCGCATCATGTATCCGCACCACGGACAACGCGGCAGGTTTTTGTATTTATTCATCGTCTTCGCCATCCTTCTTATTCTTCTTCTCCTCCGGCAGCCACTTCGCAGCTTCGCGTTCGTCCTCCGTCGGCTTCCGCAGCCAGAAGCGTCCTTCCACATCAGGTATATCGTACAAATCTCCTTCGTAGTTGTACTTCCCATTCTCAATCCAAACCGGATAATCAAAGCTGCTGTGATACCACTTATGGTCTCCTTCATACCAAGCGTAACCGATATACGTTTGCAATTCATCCAGCGTCAGCACCCGATTTGGCTCTTGCCGTCGCTTCATTGCCGCTTTGTATGCTTCTTCTGCTGTTTCTCGTGTTGGGCTATCGCATTCGCACCCTTCGTTGCGACATCTGTACCAGTACCGCGCGCGATTCCCGTTCGTTGCTTGCAAGTTAAAGATTTCGTTTTTTAGTAGCATCTTCGCCCCACAATACGGACAAAACACAGGGAACTTCTCGTTACTCATTGTCGCTTTCCTCCCACGGCGCTTCCGGGAATGGCATCCAGTGCGTGATTTTCACGAGCTTGTCGTCGTCCAGTTCGTCAAGAAACTCCTTTGTGTCTGAGTGAAAATACAACCATGGATAGACCCACCTGCCCTCTGCATCAAATCCGATGACGTGCTTTCTATTCAGCGGAAGCACCTTATCCACGGAAAACCATCCCGGCACACGGCGATTCCATTTCTTCATTGCCTTTTCCAGCGTTTTTCCTGCTGCAATGGCTTGTCTACACGCAGTGCATTCGCAAAACCAACTGCCGAAAAAATAATCAGGTTCTACCAGTTCGATTTTTCGCCCCCCACAGAACGGGCACGGTTTCAGATTATAATCCTGCATTCTTCTTTCTCCTTTCGTCGTTATTCCACGCTCTCGCGGCTGCGGCTCTTGTTTTTCCAAGCTCACCGATATAACCACAGTCCAAGCATCTTACCTCAAAACCGTTACCGCCGAAAAATTTAGTCCACATTTCCACGTACTTGCTTCCGCAATTCGGGCAAGGCTTTGGTTTTACTCGCATTACGCCCATCCCCCCTTAAACTTGTTGATGAAGTACACTTGCCCTTTTCCCGTCACTTTCGGCGTTCGCCGCAGTATAACGCTGCCGTCCGACGTTGTGATAGATCTCGAAAAGTCCCATATCCATAGCTCTTTGCGTCGGGCAGTTGTGAAGCTCTCCTTTGCTGCACAAATATCCGTTCACGCGCAGGAGTTTGAACAGCTTCTTTTCGCCGATTTCAACGCCATTCTGCCGCAGCAGCTTCGCCATCTCGTTCACAAGGATGCTTGTTTTGCTTGCGCTCACAGCATCCGCGAACAGCGCCTTTGGCTGCATCTCCGTGATTTGCTTGTCGCGCTGCTCAATCTGTCGCTGGGCAACAATCAGGGCTTTCGCCATCAAGTCAGCGTCGCTCATGTCTTCCTGCCCTGCGATGTAGCCGCCGCTCTTTCGGATTGATGGGATGACATCGTGCGTAATCCAGCGCTTGAACTCTTTCGCCTCCGGCTTGCGACTGCTGAGGACGAGTGCGTACAGCCCGGGTTCGCTGACGACGGTCACATTTGGATTGCCGCGATTTCCGTCGGTTAAAACGACGGTATTCTTTTCGTCGTCGTCCAGACGTGCCACTGCATCCCGTGCGTTCTTGACTTCCAGCGCTCGGCACACATCCGCCGCCACGAACCACGGCTCTTGTTTCCCTTCTTCGACGAATGTCCGAATGTTTCCAAACCGTTTGTTCTCGTAAACGATGATGTTGTACATGGCTTTCCTCCTTTTAGTCCTTTTTTAGGCATGTATACCGCATATGCGGCTTATCAAACCCCAGATTCACAACTCCCGTTGCGCCGTTTCGGTTCTTCCTGATTCGGCACGTTTGCCACGTCAACCCGTTCGCTTGGCAATTGTGGTACATCTGCCATTTGTCGCTGTTCGCGTCCTGCGGTTCTTCTGGCTCGTGCAGGATGAGAAACACGTTCGCGTCCTGCTCAATCGCGCCGCTGTCTCGCGCTTGCGACATATCCGGCTCGCTTCTTGTTGCTTTGCCGAATCCCTTCTCGCTCTCGCGGTTGAACTGCGTCATGCACAGTAGCGGAACGCCTAAATCCATCCCCATCAGCTTTAACTCGCGGCTGATTTGCGTTACCTCCTCCGTACGATTTCCGCACTTCTCGTCTGCTCGCATGAGCTGGATGTAATCAACTACAATCAGGCTCAATCCCTGCTTGCTTGCCTTCATTTTGGCTGCCGCGTTGCGGATTTGCAAGGGCGTGACCGCTCTTTCTTCGATTGTGACTGGTAAATCTGCAAGCGCCTGATAGCAGGGCGAAATCTGCGCGAAGTCCTCCAATTCCATCTTGCCTGTGGAGATTTTCTGCAAGTCCACGCCTGATTCATTCGCCATGAATCGCGCTGCAATCTCCACCGGATTCATCTCCAGCGACACGAGAAGCACCCCGCCGCCGTGCTCCGCAACGTACTTCGCCATGCAGATAGCCAGCGACGTTTTACCAACGCCGGGACGTGCGCCGATGTAGATTAACTGTCCCGGCTTAAAGCCGCCGAGTATCACGTCAAGGTCTGCTATTCCGCTTGTTACCCCGTCCTTTTTGTCAAAAGAATCCGCAAGCATGAGCGACGCTTCGTGCATCGTCACCCCGTCGTTGACATCGGCTGACGACTGTGCCGCCGCCGCGCAATCCGCTTGCAACGATTCCACCGACACGCCCGGATTTCCTACGTCTTGCAGGATTTTCCGCGCCAGCGTCGCAAGTTCGCGGCGTTTCGCGCACTCTGCCAAAATCGCTATGTACTGCCGCGACATGATAGGCGAAATGCCCATCTGTACGCACTGCATCAAGAGGGCGGTATCTTGGAAGTCGCATTGCACTTCTGCATCCAGCGTTACAAGGTCAACGTTTTTTCCCTGCTTCACAAGTCGCATGATTCCGCGCTGACAGGCTTGCATCTGCTTCAATCCGAACAAGCTATCAGACAGTGCGGCAACTTCCTGCGCCACGATTGCATCTTGCATCGCAAGTCCAATCAGGCTCTTTTCCGCGTCTTCGTTGATGTATGCGTCCATCTTTAACTACTCCACGCTCTCGCTAATTCTTCCAGCTTTGTCCGTACCTCTGGATGCTCCATTGGCTGTTTTTTGACGCAACTCATGAATACATCTCTCTGTTTGATTTTCGGCGGTTCGGGCCCTTCAATTTCATCTGTGCTATTGATAAACCTTATCGGGTGCTTTTCCGCCTCAATCCGCGCTTGCTCTCGTCGCTCTTTCTCCTGTTTTTCTTTCGTGCGTCCGTTGATTACACCTTTGAGGTATCGGACATTTGCCTTCCCGGATTCCCCGGCGATTTTGACGCATTCCAGCACCTCTTCTGCTCCGTTGTCTGCTACAAGCTGGTTGATGGTGTCCATCGTCGCTGTTGTTTCGGGAAATCCTTGCCGTTGCGCTTCGTCCAGCACGGCGTTTGTGCCTTGCTGGATTTCTGCGGCTTCTTCGTCGCTGATGAATGGTGCATGGGTGTGCGATTTGGGCTTCTTCTCTGGTTCGGGGTTGAGCTGTGCCGATTCGGGCTGCTGGATTTCTTCGGACGGTTCTTTCTTCGGGCGACCACGTCCGCCGGATTTGCCAGCCGCAATTTTTTTCTCGTATCCATCGCTCGCTCTGTCCAGTTCGCGGACAAGTGCGTTATAAAGGTACTTGATTGTACGCGGCATTTCAGCCGTTTCCCCGCTCCTGCCGTATTGAAGATACGCCCTGACAACAAGTCCAATTTCCTCGTCGGACAGCTCCTCGATGTCTTCAGCCATATCGAGCGGAATCGGCACATACTTTACCTTCGCCATTTGCTACCTCCATCAGTCGCCGTTAGAACGGCAAAGCCGCATCGTATACCGGGGTATATTGCGTCTGTGCAAGCGGTTGCGCCGCTCCGCGTGCTTCCGTCTGCGGTGCATCCTGTTTCGCGCTGTCCAAAAACTCAACATCCTGCGCAAATACTTCCAGCGTCGCGCGTGTGCTTCCGTCGTTGGCGTTGTATGTGCTGACGCTGACGCTGCCAATCACACACACCTTGCGCCCCTTGGCAAGATACTTTTGGCACGTTTCCGCTTGCTTATCCCAGACGGATACCCGAAAAAAGTCTGCTTCCGCCTTTTCGCCCGGTTTCGCGCGGCGATTAACCGCAACCGTGAAGTTGGCGACGCTCTTGCCGCTTTGCGTCGTGCGCAGCTCAACGTCCCGCGTCAAATTACCGATGATTGTCAGCTTGTTCATTGCTTTTCCTCCCCAGTTTGTACAGCTTCGCTATTTTCTCGTCGATTTTTACGGGCTGAATGTGGTATTTCTCGTCAAAATCCGCCTGTGCCATCGTGTGGCACTCCGTGTGATGTACCCGGCAAAGCGGTTCGCACGTTAGCCCGATATGATTGATTTCTGTGCGGTCTGCGCCCATGCCGACGCGCTCCCAGTGGTGCAAGTCTGACGGTCTGCGTCCGCAGACGGCGCACTGCTTGTGCATCACACAAGCGTAGATGTACGCGCCGATGTCCTCCGCATACTCCACAAGCGGCTGCTTTGTCGGAATGTCATTCACCACGCAGAACTCAACAAGCCAGTCGATGTAAAGCCGCGCGGTTGTCATGTCCACGTCGGACAGGCTGAATGCCTTGATTGCCTCCGCTTGCAGCTTGTCAATCCGCGCTCGCAGAAACTCCGCCTTAAGCATCGTGTTTAGGTCGCTTTTGTCCCCCTGTCCGATGTATCCCGTCGCGGCGGCAATCTCGCCAATCAGCGCCCATGCTTTGCGCCGCTGCTCTGGACTGATTGTGCGGCAGTCCTGCCAAAGCACCGTGACGGTATCGGATAAGTTTTCCGCATCGGGGCGGGCAGTCTGGATTGTCAGGCTGCCCGGTTGCTCGATGACCTTGCCGATTGTCGCAATCATGGCTCACTCCACGGCTCGCGTTTGGTTTCTTCTCGTGTCGGCTCTTTTTCCCAGCACCGCCACTTTGTGCCGTACGCCTCTTCTCCAACGACGAAACTGCCAATACCAAGATTGTACGGAATCACTCGGCACGTTTTGTTTGTGCGCACGAGGAAATACGCACAGATTGGAATATTGTAGCGCAGTTCCACCCAAACACGCGCCGTCTTTTGGTTCTGCGTGATTGCTTCGGCAAACGTCAGAACGCGATTTCGCTGCTTAGTCGTCATCGTCCTTTTCTCCCTCCCACGGCGTTTCTGTCATCTCCTGATTTGTCGGATGCCGCAACCAGCAGCGCCACGTCCTGCCATATTCGCTTGCCGTAATAGTGTCAAAATCCTCTGAACCGATTATAAGCCAATCAAATTTTTCTTCCTCTTCGTTGCAAGAATATTTGTACACAATTCTATTGTTTATGCTTGCCCATTCGCCGCATTTCCATTTCTTTTGTTCGAGCCAACAAACGTCCCCGTGTGTGTAACTTCCGTTTCCAATTGCGATTTCTCGCACCTCTTCCAGCGTCAGCAGACGATTTTGTTCTTTTTTGGGCTTTAGCTCGCGCAAGGCGTTCACCGCTTCTCCTTTTGTCGCTTTACCGTACACGAACGATGAGTTTGCGCCGCACTCGTCACATGATAAGCGCCCAACCCAGCCATCATTGTCCGTTATGAAAACGTCGCCTGTATCTGCTTTCATTTCTGCACCACACCACGGGCAGCGTGGAAACTTCTTGTTTTTATTTGTCACAGTTTTTCCGCCCCCTTTCTCCATGCGTTCTGCTTTAAGTTTGTAATAACGTTCCAGTGCAGCTTTACAGATTTTTTCTCTATGCGCTAAGTAATGCTTGCGATTACGTTTCCGCTGCTCTTCTTTGTTTTCCCAGTAATATTCTCGATGCCGTTTTTGCAACTCTTCCTTGTGCGCTTGATAGTAAGCCCGCTGATATTCGCGACGTACTTCCCCGCGTTCAGCCATTTGCGTCAGCTCGCTTTCCAGTAATAAATTCCGCTCTCGGCAGCGTCTCAATCCATGCGCAGAACGCCCTCCATTCCGGCAGACGGTGATTTCCACGCTGCTGATAGATGGTTTTGAGCTGCCGATAGTTGGTAGTCATCCGCGCCGTCAGCCGCAAGCCAACAGGCACGTTGTAGATGACTGCAAGATACCGTTCCTGCGTTGGGGCTTCCTTGTACTCCTCAACCATCTTCTTGATAAGCTCGATTGTTTCACGGCGCACATAGTCGATGCACTTCTCGTCGATGTCCATGCTCATAATGCGGTGCATGGTGGACTGGCTCGATACAAAATCCAGAAAATGATACCGCTCGGCTTCCACCCACGCCTTGATTGAGAACGTGAGGTCGAACTGCACGACGATTCCAGTCAAAAACTGGTCGTGTCCGCTACCAGCTAAACAGGTTGCAAGCGCCATCGTCCGCTCTGTGACTTCCGCGCTGCAATTCTCCGTGTCGGTTGCCATCGGATAGTGGCTTGCCTTTATACTCGACGCAAGCCCCATGATTTCCACGTTGCTGACTACATTCATTGCCTTTCACCTTTCTCAATTCGTTCCACCATGTCAAACGGGTTGTCGAAATCCAGCCGGATGCCCGTCTTTTCAAGCACCTCATCAATCAATTCTGCCGTTGTGAAGTACGCGCCGGGTTGAAGATACTTTTGCGTTGCTGTCAGCATCCGATGAATCCGCTGTGCGCCGAACCCGAACTCCTCTTTCATCGCAAGGCACATCCCGGCGAAAATCATCTTGATTGCGTGGCGTTCCGCGTCCTTCGCTCCTCGCTCATACTCGCGTTCGTAGCCTCCCCGCGCCCTCATGATACTCTGCGTGGCGTGGGTCATGTCCCGCGCCGCTCTTCTGCGTTCTGCCCTATTCATCATGACGCCTCCCGGAAATTAGCTTTCACCGCGTCCATCAGCGCTTTTGCGTCCGCCAGCGTCATTTCTTTCGTCGGGATGTTGCGGACGATGTTTTCTTCCACAAGCGCGGCGCGAACTCTGCCCAACTCCTGCATATCCATGCCGATGTTGCTGCATTCGCGCATGATGTAGTTCGTCGGCGTTTCTGCCGGGTTCTCTGCCGGCTTGCTCTGCGGCTTCGGCTGCTCCGGCTTCTTCGGTTGCTCGTGCTTTGTCTCGTAGCTTTCACCGTCCGGGTCAGCCATTTCCTCGGTCGGGATGCAGAACACCTGGAACAGCGCGTACTTATAGGCAATTGCCATCGCCTTATTGCTTGCCTTGTCGCCGCTGTCCATGCCCTCGCCCAGCGTTACCGCCTCGACAAAGCTGCCGTCGGTTGCGTAGAATCGGAACGCTATTTTGAGGAGGCTATACCGCAGTTCTCCGCCTTTCGTCGTTACCTTGCTTTCGCGTGCCTGCTCCAAAACTTGCGGAACAGTGAAAATCTTGTTTTTCGTCAGGATGGGCTTCAGCGCGTTCATCACATCGTCGATGCCGCGGAACTTAAAACCCTGCTGCTGGTTGTACTTGTCCTTGGCGATTGCGGAAATGTCCGCCATCGCTGCGCTAATTGCGGCGTAAATTTGTCCGTTTTCCATTATCGTCCTCCTATCAGCACTCGTTCCTTCTCTGATACTGGTCGTTCCTGCGCTTCTCCCAGCGCCAATCTTCACCTGAGCGGCTCGATTCATCCGCATATCTCGCTCGCGCTGGCATCCTGCACATTCGCGGATATACTTCTCCCTCCGTCTGGAAGCTGCCGCAGTCGCATCGCCCCCAATTGTTATTCAGATATGCACCGCAGATGGCGCAGCGTCTTTCCATCCCGTTCACCCCTTCTGCACCGCGAAAACCGGGTCGCGCGGAATAATCTTGATACCGGGTACGACTTCGCCCGTAATTTCATCAATCGCCTGCCCGTTGTTCTCTTCAATCAGCCCTTTCAGCGCTGTCCATTTGAGTTTCGGAACGTTCTCCACGCAGGACGGCGCATTCTCGGCACACCACGCGATAATCTGCGCATCGTCGCGCTCGTACTCCGGCGCTTGCGCCTTGCGAACCAGAACGCCGCTCGGCAGCTTGTACTTCTCGCTGGTCTTCGTCGCCTTGTGCGGAACGGTGTCGAAGTAGCTTTCCAGCAGGGCGGTAAAGTAGTCAATGCTCTGCTGGTTGGACTGCGCCACGCGCTCACTCTGTGCCTTGTAGTAGTCCTTCCATTTCTGCGTGTCGGCTTCCAGCTCTGCGATGCGGCGAACCGCCCAGTCCGCCTTCTGGTCGTTGTCGATGACAAAACCCGCGCGTTCTTCCTGCTCGTTTTCCTCGATTTCGCTGATAAACTGCTCCATATATGTTGACTTCCTTTCGTTTTTGTGTTAGACTGTAAGTGGCTTAACCGCCACTTACCCTTTCTGTCTGCTCGTGTTCGCGCTTTGTACCCGCGGCACGGGCGCTTTTTTTATGCCCGTCTCCGGGCAATTGTGCCATCAGGGTTCATCAGTCCGCGCGCCACAAGGTCGTTGCGCTTCTTGCGCTGGCGGATGACCTCGTTCTCCTGCTCCTGCGTCGGGTAACGCTTTCGGCGCTCCATCTCCTGCTCAAAATCGCTGACAGTGACGCGGATGGTTTCGTGCGCCTTGCCGCCGATGCAGATGTGCGGCATCTCGCGCATGAATTTCCTGGCACTCTCCTTGCTGATGCAGAGAATTTCGGCGACGCGCTCGGTGTTGAGGTACTGCGTCATTTCGCGCCACCCCGCTTCTCTATCCTCGCAAGCGTGTCGGACAGGCAAGCAACCGCCTTTTTGATGAGCTCGATGTACTTGTCTCGGTTCATCATGTTGTCGATTTGCCCATCATCGCTCACGTCGCGCTCGATGGCTTCCTGCAATCGCAAGATGTCCTCGATTGCGTAGCGATTCCGCAGGACGCTCCCCATCGTGGTTGTGTCGCTGACAGGGCTGTAATGCCGTCGATAACTGTCGCTGTGTGACAGCATCCAGCGATGCCACAGCATAGGGCATTTGTACAGCTCCTCAAGCTGGTCGATAACTTCCGGCGATGGCTCTGCTTCGTCTCCCTCCCAGCGGCGGATGCACGATTCCGACGTATGGATTTCCTGCGCCACCTGCCACAAGCGCAGCCCTGCTTGCTCTCTGGCGGTTCGCAGCTCATAACCGCGAAATTCCGGCATTTACTTAGCCCCCCTATCTGCTACAATATTAGTAGGCGCAAGGGCGAAAGCTGTCGCGATTACCTCCGCGATAAAGTTGCCCTGTGCGTCAATCTCCCCCGCCTGATACCGCCCCGTCTCGGACAATGCGCGGCTATACGCCCGCTCAAACGTCAGCTTTGTAATGTCGTCCGGCGTGTTGATGCCCGCCATGTTGCAGACGGCATCGTAGACGATGCGCATTGCGGCGCTGTCTCCCAGATGCGCCCGAATCTGCTTGACGATTACCGCGTCGATGGGACACCAGCGCAAGCCCTCGCCTTCCTCCGGCTGCATCGTTACCCCGGTTGCTCGTTGGAAGTCAGTCATTCCAAAGCGCCTCCATCTTGTCCTTGATTTCTTCGCGCAGGGCGCACATCGCACGGTCGTAAACCTCGTAGGCATCGTATCCGCCATCGTGGCAGACCCGCTGAAAATCCGAAAAGTCCTTCGCCTTCCCGCTCCGCACGTCCATCCAGATAATCTTCCAAATGCGGTCGGCGGTGCGCTTGCTGTCGCAAGCGTTGTCGAGTTCGCGGATGATGCGCGGCGCGTTGAGCCGCAGCGTGGTTTCCATCATGTGCTGCTCAAGGAGTTCCTTCCGGGCTTCCGCGTCCGGCACGATTTTCTCAAGATTCAGGATTTGCATTTTCTTCCCCCCCCTTAGACGGCAACCGCCGTCTTGTCCATCTCGTACTTAACCGCCAGCAGCAGGGCTTCCATCACGGCTTCATACGCGTCGTATGCCTCGCTGATGTAGTCCCAGCTACCCATCTTCGCGAACTCGTCGCGCGTCATGGCTTTCAGCTTCTGCGCGCTCTGGCGGATGGCGACAACCGTCTTGTTCGCATCCCCGCGCGATACGCAATCGCCAAGGCACTGGCTTTGAATGTCTTTTCCGTACTCGTCCAGAAGCCTGTTCGCGATTTGCACCTTGACAACTTCATTACTCATTTTGTGCTACCCCTTTCTATCTTTGCGCTTTTCGCGCTACTTAGTCGATAAGTGTCCACCAATCCACGCCCAAAGTCGGCGCAAGCTGCTTTGCAACCTTTGGCGTGACGTTGCGTTCACCATTCGCAATCCGCGAAAGCATTGATTCTGAAATGCCCGTGATTCGCGCAATGTCCGCCATCTTCAACCCCCTGCTTTCCGCAAGGTTTCTAATGTTTACCAACGTTTCTCCTTTCCTTAACTTGCCCAGCGGTCAAGTTTTTCGTCAAAAAAATTCGACTTTTCTTCTTCTTTGGGCGGGTGTGTTTGCTTTTGCACTCGCCCTTGTGTTAGACTACTTGTGCAGGATTCTGTTTTCGCGTCGTCCCTCGATTTCTACGCTGATGTAGGTTAGCACCTCGTTAATCAGCCATATAGCGGCGATGATTGCGATGCTCAGTCCCAGAAAGACGAACCCTGCCGGGTCTGCGTGTGGCATTCGTGTCACTCCTCTCTCCGTAATAGTTCCCTGTGGGAAGTGTGAAAAACGTCCTCCAGCGCTACCAACACTTTGTAGGACGGGTCACGCTTCCCAGTCTCAATCATGCACAGCATTGGCACATTCACACCGACACGCTGCGCAACGCTCTCGCGCGACCAACCGTTTGCTTCGCGCATCCGTTTCAGTTGCCTGTACATTGCTCTCCCTTCTTGCTTGAGGTAATTTCTTGACTTACCTCTGATAACATTATACATTCACTTTGCGTGAATGTCAAGGGGTAAACCATGTTTTCACGCGAAATTTTTGCTTCTCGACTGACTAATCTGTGTAAAGAAGCTGGCATTACAAACGCGGCGTTTGCTGATTCCTGCGGCATCACTCCCGGTGCGTTGTCGATGCTCCAAAAGGCAAATCGTTCGCCAAGTGTCGAACTCCTTTGCAAGATGGCGGACTTGCTCGGCGTGACGGTTGACTACCTTTCCGGCAGTGACGGTGCGCCGTCTCCCAAAGAAACGGACACGCTCTACTTGGAGATTTCCGCGCTTGCTCCGTCCGACCGGGAAGAAGTCATGCGGTACGCTCGATACGTTCGGGCGAACCCGCGCAAGTGAGGTGATGCACCGTGCCGTTCCCGGAAATCCTGCTTGCGCTGCGGCTCTCGAACGGGCTGAGCCAGCAGCAGCTTGCAGAACGCGCCAATGTCGCGGAGATAACAATCCAGAACTACGAGTCCGGAAGAAGCAACCCCGTGCCGACGCGACTTCTGGCAATCGCTGATGCTCTCGGTGTTTCGCTCGATACGCTCGTTGGACGTGATGAGAACTCATTCTCGCCGCCCGATTTCGACCCGCTTGTTGAGCAGGTAAAATCCCTATCTGCTCCACAACGTGCGGATGTGATGAAGTACATCGAGTTCATCAAATCGCGCTCCTGATTCGCGTTTGCGCTGGACACACACTCTACAAGGACAAAAACGGCGTCCTGAGCGCTTCCAGCCCGTCAGGTGAGGAAATCCAGTCTCGACGTGCAAGCGCTCCTGCGGGCATTTTTGTGCGAATTAGACGTTGCTTTCGCGCAAAGCCTTTTTCGCTTCCGCCTATGTCGTCCAGACTACTTCTCGCTCCCATCAATGGCGTGCTGGATGATGTGAATCATCTGCTGGTTGACGCTTCTGTTTTCGCGCTCTGCAAGGACTTGCAGCTTGCGATGAAGCCCCGCGCCCATCCGCAGTGTGACTTTCCTGCTGTCTGCCGTCATTGTGCCGTCACCTCTCTTTTATTATATAGTGCCGCCACCTTGCTGTCAAGGTGCTGCCCGAAATTTTTTTGAAGGTGGTGATTGATTCCCTTGCCGTCCGACCTCCCGAAGTTTACGCTCCGCACCGACAAGCAGACGCTTGACAAGTTCCGCGTGGTTGCGCAAAAAAACCTGCGAACCGTCAACCGCGAATTGGAGATGCTAATGCGTCAGCACATCGCGGACTATGAGGACAAGCACGGCGAAATCGTCCTCCCTCAAAATCAGGAATGATTGCTATGCAGTCATATCCTATGCGGAAATGGAGGTGAGTATGCCTTGCTTGAATCAGAATATCGTCTCTGCCGTGACTTTCAGCGCGGCAAACAACTTTCGGCGGAACAGCTTGCGCGGTTGCGTTCATCTGGCTTCTTGGAGCCACAGCCGCCGACCTTGATGCACGTCCTCCGGATTATGTGCCGGAGCTGAACCGTCACGCGCTGGATGAAATGGAGCAATACGAGTCAAGTTGCTTGCGCTTCCTGCTTCCCGTCGGCATCTCCGCTGTCAGCTTGATTCTCTCGCTGATAGCTCTCTTCAAGTAGCCTGATTTCTTTCAGGTAGTCCAGCACATCGCGCATATACTTGCTGTACTGGTCGAAGTCCAGATGCATATAGCGCGGAGCAACGAGGATTCGCCCGAACGCAAGGCACAACTCCTTGCCGTACCAGCTCAAAAGCGGGTTACTCTTTAACAATCCCTCGCTCATGTACGTTTCCTTGCGAAGCGCGAAATTCTCCCGTTCCAGCATCTCGACTTTTGCTTGCAAGTCCTCAATCCGCTGTTTCAACTGCCGCTTGCTCTGATACACGTTCACACCTCCAAAACACGAAAGGGGTATCATCACGATGAAAAAGTTTGTTTCCGTTCTGCTGGTTCTCTGCTGCCTGATGGCTTCCTGCGTCCCCGCGCTGGCGCTGACCGATGACGAAGCTTTCGTCATTCGCTTTCTGCAAATGTCTCCGTTCGGCGACCATTCGGATGACGGCTATTACTATTCGCTTTCCGCTGATACGGCGGAAAAGTGCATAGAGGTTAAATGCTACCACCCGGTATTCTCGACGCTCAAGACGTGCGACGTTGCGGAATACGCTTCCATGGTTGATTCCTACACGCGCATTTTTGAAACTGCTGCTGAGACTGTGAGCCATTGGGCAAGTGGCTATTATCTCAAGCTGAGCTTCTGCACAAAGAGCGACTTTACCGGCGACGTATACTGTGAGTTCAGCAACAAGAGCGGCGAAACCGTCCATGAGGATTTTGACGTTCCGATTGACGCTGATTCTAACGTTTACGTCTCTTGGGGCGCGGATGCCGATTTCCTCGCAAAAGTCGTCGAAGTGTACGGAAAGAAGGACGGCTACGTCGGCTATTATTACAGCAAGAAGGATAAGGCTTACATGGTGAAGATGAACGGCGCGTATGTTGCCGATATGTTCGCCGGTTACAAGGGCAAAGCAGCGAAGGTAACTTTGACGCAAGATTACCTCGACGACTTCTCCCAACTTGCCGACTTCGACACATTGAACTACTCGCTCGTTTTCCTCGATGACGATGGCAATCTGTTTTTCTACGCCTCCTGTCAGCCCGGACAAGATATGACTTGCTTGTATCTTAGCAAGTGATACCCGTTAGCAAAACAGCGCCCTGATGTCTTCCACCCCCAGCGCGTCGGCAATGCGAATCGCTGTCGTAACGCTGGGGGTTCGCTGTCCACCCTCGTAGCGCTGAAACGCAAGCGTCGAAATGCCAACCTCTTTCGCAACGGCTTCCTGCGTCTTTCCGCAGAGCTTCCGTGCTTCAACCATCCGAACGTTTCTCAACCTTCGCCCCTCTTTCTGCATAACCGTTCGGTAGTCTTATTATAGCACTACCAAACGGTTATGTCAAGCGTTTTTTGGAGGTGCTTCATGGATTTTCCCGGACGATTAAAGCATCTGCGCCATGAGCGCGGGTTGACGCAGAAACAAGTCTATTCCGCCGTTGGAATGTCAGCCTTGGGCTACCAGCGTTATGAGTACGGCGAACGCTCGCCGTCTTTTGATTGCCTGATAGCCCTCGCCGACTTCTACGGCGTGTCGCTCGACTATCTTGTCGGGCGCTCCGATGACCCCACGTTCACGCCGTCCGCCGGAACTATCCCTTGCGCCTCCAGCAAAGACTGAATCACCTTTCGCGCCGTCAGCGTCCACATGGCGAACAGCCGCACAGTGCCGTTCTCCGTTTTGACGGGCTTGTAAGTCACCATGTCGGCGAAGTTCCCGGCGACCACCCAAGAGCCATCGGAGCGCTGTATCTGGATACCAGCGCGGAACAGTGCCTGATTAAACTCGCGTGTTGTCATGCCGTACTGCATCGCCAGCTTTGCCGTGCTGATGGGCTGCGTGTCCGTGATGTTGACTGTCGGCACGTCCACCTTCTCGCTGTAAACCTCAGGAAACGCCTCTCTGACTGTGCATCCGAGGGCTTTCGCAATGCGCTTCATCGCGTCAACAGTTGGACTTCCCTGTCCGTTGGCGTATCGGTAAATAGTCGGCTTCGAGATACCCGACTTTTCGGACAGCGCGGCGACGCTGATTCCTTGCACCCCGGCGACGTGGAGAAAATGCCGCAGCTTCTCAGCCATCGACCTCGCCCCCGAAGAGTTCTTCGACCGTCGTGCCAAGCGCACGGGCAAGGCGGATAGCGTTATGCAGTGACGGTGTATGTACACCCCTCTCATACTGAGATACAAGGGTCTGCTGACATCTGAGCACGTCTGCAATCTGCATTTGCGTCATGCCCTGATTCTTGCGAAACTCACGCAAGCGGTTAGCCATCGTGCCACCTCCATATGTCAAAATAATTTTATTTCACGTCTGTATTATATTTCTTTCAGTTCTATTTGTCAAGAGGGTGAAAGAAAAAAAGTGTGGTGTAAATATATGGTTTTATCGGAACGTCTTGTAGAATTGCGCAAAAAAAAAGGCGTCAGCCAACGAGCTGCCGCAGAAGGTATTGGAATCCAGAACGCTCAATTGAGTGGGTATGAACGTGGTGCGAACGAACCGTCCGCCGCTATGCTTGCCCGCCTTGCCGAATATTACGGTGTGACCACCGACTACCTTTGCGGACTGTCCGATACCCCGCATGGAACGTCTGACCGCCCGATTCTCGACGCAACCTGCGAGGCTATAATCGCCAAGCTGATGGGTGCGCCGGATGACGTTGTGCGCGAGGCGATGGACTACGTTGAGTATCTCACCGCGAAGGCGGAACGTCGGATGCGGCAGGAGCGCAAGGAACGTGATAGCTTAAAGCGCATGGCGGACAAAGGGAATGCTGAGAAGGGCGAACCGTGATGTCCCCGACGCGAATGTCGGGAACATGAGAAACAGCGGCGAGAAAGAACCGCACGTCCCCGAACGCCTGAGAGCGGCAAGCGCGTGAGGACAAGCAGGAGAACCAGCAGAGGAGCAGAGCGGAGAAGCAAGATGCCATGATTATATGCCAGATTGCCCCGCTTGTCAAGCCCCTCTGCTAATTTTTTTGTTGGGCAAAAATGGCAAAACGTTTTGTTGACCCCAACAAAACGGGCGATGAGAACCATTTGCGCGACACCACGAAAATGGTCTGCCCCGTGACTATCAATTTCGCGAAGACGCGAAGATGACCATGCTGCGGATGCCCGCAGAAAGGTGCTGGATAAAAAAAAGACCACCGCCGCTGCCACCACCACAAAACCACCGCCCGTCCCTCTCCCCTCCCGCTTCTTCCCCCCTTTCCCCTCTTCCCCCCATACCCCCTATTACTCTATACCCCCTATTATCCCCCTACCCTACTCTGTCGAGTATGTGTTCTTGTGGTGGTAGTGGTCTTTTATTATATATTATTTATATATACATACTTGTGTTATATAGCTGCTTATATTATTATATATCCATACTTGTACTATATAGCAACTTATATTATACTGTATGATAATATATATTATTATTACACACAAGTATGTATTATAATATAACTATGTCGCGCGCGCGAGGAAACAACGTTCGTTTGAAAAAAAAGACCGCCACCACCGCAGCGCGTCAGCGTTTTTTCTTTTCTTGTTTTCTTTTTTTTATTTCTTTTCTTTCTTTTTTTCTTTTTTTATAGCTAAGCAAAAAAAATGTGCTATTTGCTGAATAGCACAAAAAATATGCTAAGCACTTTTTTTATGCTAAGCAACGAATAGCGTATTTTTCGAGCTAAGTAATGAATAGCATATTTTTTGTGCTAATGCAGCATGTTCGCAAAAGTGGCGCAAAACCTTGCAATTACTACGTTTCAGACACTTTTTATTCGCTGATGTCCGTCACATTCCTTCGAGTTTCTGACCTTCTCTGACTTTTACTTTTGCTATTCTGTACCTGTTTCCCTGACTTTCACAAGTGGAGTTTGACCTTCCCTTACTTTCGCATCCCAAAATTAACCATGCAAGAACATCACAATGCTACCAAGTGGAATTGTTACAAACTGATAGAACGGCGGCATCACGAATCTGGATGGGAAATAATAATGAAGCTAATTTTTGCCGTTATTTTTCACGGATTGCTTCTTACTTGCTTAATTTTTTTCTACTTGCTTTCTGATTCGATGCTTCGCACAGCCGATATTGTTTATATATTCATAATGTTTCCTTTGCGGAAATTTCCCTTCCCAGCCACGCGAAAAATTCCGCTTGCAAGTCCTTCGGCAGTTTCTTCACCTTCTCGGCAATCATTTTAACAACAAACTTTTTATCAAAATCAGTCATATTTTTCTCTCCAGTCGCGTATTTTTTACCGGCCACCGCAATACCATATGCTGACGCGCAGCGAAATATGACTAAAAATTTTCCGTGCGTTTGCAAAATGTTTTCAATTTGTTCACAATTTACGATGGCACTTTGCTGCGTTTTGCGGCACAATAAGAGAAAAGGAGTGATACACTTGCCACGCCAGACACTAAAAAAGCGCCCCGACGGGCGTTATGTTTGTAAATATAAGGGCTTCTCGTTCTACGGTAGAACGCAGTCCGAAGCTCTTGCAGCCCGCGAAGAGTACAAGAAGCAGGAAAAATACGGCAGGAAACCACGGGAAAAGTACACGTTCGCGGAGTACGCGGCGGAGTGGTTGCCGACGTACAAGAGCGAGGTGACGGCGAAAGTGTATGATGACTATGTGGCAAGACTTAACAAAATCGCGTCGATTTTGCCAAAAGTTGAGATGCGACTAATCACGCCGTCGGACATACAGCGGCTATACAACGCTTTTGCTAATCGTGGGGATGCGACACGAAAAAAAGTAGCAACGACGGTACGAGCGGTTTTCCGCGCCGCGTTAGGTGATGGGATTGTAACAAAAAATCCATGCGAAAACATCAAGCCAGCGAAAGGCGAAGTTGGAACGCACCGCAACCTTGAAGATTGGGAAGTGCAAATAATAGAAGATACACACCAAGAAAATCCGATGGGACTTTTTGCCATGGCAATGCTCTATGCAGGGTTGCGGCGTGGCGAAGCGCTTGCACTCGACATTGACAAGGACGTTGATTTTGAGAATGGCGTAATTCACGTTCGGCACTCTCTGCGCGCCGAACATTCCTCGTGTGTTATCGTCCAGCCAAAAACAAAAGCAGGAATCCGTGATGTTCCCCTGTTCCTGCCACTGAGGAAGGCACTAACAGGCAAGCACGGTAATATTCTTACGCCAAAAGATGGCAAAAAAATGTCAATGAACGACGTGGATGTGGAATGGCGCAGATATTTGAGCTTTTTGTCATCGGTTGCGCGGAAGAAAGTTGCGATACGTCAGCACGATTGTAGACATACGTTCGCAACAATGCTATATGATGCGGACGTTGACATTAAAACTGCTGTAAAATGGATGGGACACGCAAACGAGGAAATGATAATGAGGATTTACGCACACCTCACAACAAAAAAGGAAGAGAGCGCAATCGAAAAAGTTGAAAATGCTCTTACGAAGCGGTCAAGTGGTCAAAATGGTAGTCAAAATTAATACGTGCAATGCGGAAACATCGTGATTTCAACGGATTGCGGATTTTTTAATTTTCCCCCATGAAGAAAATAATCATTTTCCTGTTGACCGCACTGCTGATGTTTTCCGTGGCCTTCGCCGATTCTGTTCCGATGAGCAAAGAGG